TAGTTCTTCTAGCTTGCCCAACATCTTGTTACTTAGATCTGGTTCATACAGCACAACAGGCCATCTCTGTAGGGCGTCAGCGTAGTCTAGCACACTTGCAATATTGTCTGTGCTTAATACTGTTGTTGGATTGATCTTGGTTTCTCTATTAGTTAATAGATTATAAAATCTAGGACCGTACTCAGAAATCAATGCTGTGGCCAAATCCGAATCTACAGTATATCCAAGAATGGGTGCGGCATCCACTAGTGTTAATAAGTTAGTTAAATCAAGCCCACCCAATCTAGTTTGTACATAGTCTAACAAAGTTTGTGGTGCATTTCTAATAGATAACTGATCTCCGTTGACAAATAACTCAATAGCATAATTAGTACGCTCAACTTCGGTGACAAGATTCATCAACCCATTGACCTCATCACCAATTTCAAACTTGTTGGCCTGCGACCAAGTATGAATCCAACTTAGATTATATTCCGTTAACCCAATGCTCCATACTTTCTTTTCTTTATCCCAATTTGCAGACCCTTGACTTTCTTTGGTGAAGGATCTGATGCTGGCAATTAAATCGTTGTCAAAAGGAAACTTTAATACTAACTTGTCGTTTTCTACGTCTAGTCTACGACTATAATCCATTTTGCGTAAAGCCGTGCGCCAATTGGGTTTCTTTACCGGTTCCACACTTACACCTTTGTGTGCAAGTTGGCGTTCGTATTTTAATATAATTTTTAAAGCTAAATCACCCTGACGTTCAGTTAATGCTAAGTTAGAAGTCACAGTATCTGTCATGCTTTCTAAAACCTTAACATCATATCTGGCCAAATTAATAATTGGATTAAAAGAGAATATCCCCCATACGGATATTAGCTTTCCGGTGTCAAATTCTCGTACACCGGCAATCACTTCAATATAGTCTTCTACGTAGGTAAACTGTTTCATATTAGTAGTATAGCACACTTCTAAAAAAAAGCAAATAAAAAAAAACTCTGTATGTTGCCATACAGAGTTTAAAAACTGCAATTCAGGAGCGAGAGAGCGAACTGCAGGGAAACAACTTTATCGGAAGAGGGCTTATTGACATTGCCTCTTACGCACACCGCAGGGGTTATGCTTTCATGCAAGTAACCTGTGCCATTGCCTTCCATTTAAGTGGGAAGCTCTTACGTAAGTCCGCAATCTTAATTGCCATACGCAAGCTCACCTCGCGCATTTTGTTTTTGTTTAGGTCCAAGAACTCCACAATCTCGTCCTTGACACAATCCTCAAAATTGTAGTCACTAAACAACTCGCCATCTTTGGCAATTTGCTTGATACGGAGCACCTTGTCACGCATAGTGTCAAGTGTCAAATCCAAATAGTGGCAACGACTTTGGAGAGCGTCCAAGTGGTCCCGCAATTTCTGTGACTTCATTGTGTCAAACTTTAAGTTTGTAATGAAGATAACAGAACCATGGAACTCAAATTGGTCTGGCACGCCTTCACGACGCAACATGTGGCTGTCAGACAACCAACTAATTTTACGCTTCTTGCCAGAATCCAGGGCACCTTTAAGCAAGTTTAAAGACACGTCATCTAACAAGATGCTGTCACAGTCGTCAAAAACCAAAACACAATTCTCATCACTGTATTTGTACAGTTGGCAATAGAGACCTAGCGCAGAAGTAGAGCCTTTGATAACCTCTGCACGAAGCTTCTTACCTGAAATCTGGTCAAAAAGTGTAGCCTTCTCAACAATGCGCTCTACACCAAAACTCTTACCAACGCCAGGTGGGCCACTGACAATCATAGCACGGATGTCACCGTTGGTAGCGGCAGTGGTCATCTCGTCTAGGATAGAGAAACGCTCACGAATACGCTCAATAATCTCTTCATCTGTCTCAACAGATTTAAATTGCACATCTTTAACTTCTGCTACCATATGGTCTCCTTCGGACACAAATTCGTAGGCGGCAACGCCATCTACTTTGACACGGATGTTATCAGGGAAGCCAGGAAATGCGCCACCATTTTTAACTGTTACATAGCCACCTTTGCTGGTAGTCTTATATTGTTCTACTAATTGGAACACTTGACCAGATACGTCTGTAGTGCGATAAACACCAGACTTAATACGAACAAATGCATTACTCATTTACAGCTCCTTTTTTAGTTTCAATACATGTATTGTATAGCATACTGAATTATGGGTCAACCAAAATCAGCGTTTTTTACAAAAAATCTGCAGTTTTGTCTGTTGTTTTTTCGCTACAATCCAACACTTCATAGACCCATGACATGGGGACTTCTAAAATAGCTGAGATGGACAACGGGGAAAATCCGCTATTGTACATTTCCTCAATCTCAATTGCAAGATCTGACATCTAGACTCCTTTTTAACTACAATACAAGTATTATAGCACAGGAGCCTTTATTGGTCAATTAAGAATTCACCGTTAAAAATGGGCTCAAATCCTCGTTGTTTTTATGCAACACAAAAGTAGTACTTTTTGTTACTCTAATTCCTGCTGAATTTTTAAGCATGTTTTCTGCCTGTGCTTCCGTTAAGAAGTCCTCATCCCGTGGAAACGCCTGGTCCCACTCTGTGGCATCAATAAAGTATTCTGGATCTTCTGTGATAAATGCAAAACGGCTCATTGTTACTCCTGTTATTGAAATACAAGTATAACAGCAATGTCTTTATTGGTCAAGAGAAAGCCCACGTTGGGTGGGCTTACTGCTGACTACTTATCACACTATACGCCGTCAGCAGGCGAGTATTATTTTACTTAATCTGTGTCCAAACACGTTCACGTATCTGCTTTGTCAAACTGTCTGGCAATGCCACATAGTCTAAGTCTGCGGCATCTTTCTTGCCATTCTTGAATGCCCAGTCAAAGAACTTTAACACTTCATCATTAGTGGCTTTGTTCTTGGACTCTTTGTACATGATAATAAAACTTGCTGAACTTACTGGCCAAGCATTAGGATTCTTTTGATCCACAATACTCAATCCCATACCAGGAACACTAAACCAATCAGCACCATCTGCGGCGGCAGCAAATGTTAAGTCATCCGGACTAACATACCGGCCTGACTTGTTCTGTAACTGTAGGAATATCATATTGTTTTTCTTAACATAAGCATACTCTACATAACCAATTGAACCTTTGATTCTGTTAACGTTGGCTGCAACACCTTCATTGCCTTTGCCACCTACACTATTTGGTGAAGGCCATTTAACTGCGGCACCACGACCTACTTTAGCTAGCCAATCTGGACTCACTGTGGCAAGATAGTCTGTCCAGTTGAATGTTGTGCCCGAACCATCAGCACGATGCACAACGGTAATTGCTTCATTAGGTAGATTCTTACCTGGATTCAATGCCACTAACTTAGGATCATTCCATTTAGCAATAGTACCCATGAATACTTCGGCCATCACAGGTCCTGTAATCTTTAGTTCTCCTGGCTTGATACCGTCTAAGTTAACCACAGGGACAGTTCCGCCTATGATAGCAGGGAACTGCACTTGTCCCATCTTGTCTAAGTTCTCTCCGCTTACTGGAGCATCAGTTGCACCAAAGTCAACTGTCTTTGCGTTGATTTGTCTAATACCACCCGAACTACCAATGCTTTGATAGTTTAAACTAGTGCCGGTTGCTTTCTTGTATCCTTCAGCCCATTTAGAATAGATAGGCATTGGAAAAGTTGCGCCGGCACCTGTAATGTCTGCGTTTGCTGATACGGTTACTGCGGCTAATAAAATTGCTAATAGTTTTTTCATTGAATAATTTCCTTGTTACACATTTATTTAAAGATATTTGTGTTACAGTTTTGTTACAAAACACGTATTTCTTAAAATATTTTTGCCAAAAGAAAGCCCACCAAAGTGGGCTTTACAAATGTAAACTAAATTACATCATGCCTTGCATACCCTGGGCATTGTTATCAGATTTTGCAATCTCAAAAATAGCACAGTCTGTGGTCAACAATAGACCAGCAACCGAAGCGGCATTTATCAATGCTGTCTTTGTTACCTTAGTTGGATCAATAACACCCTGAGCTAACATGTTACCATATTGCTCTGTTGCGGCATTCCATCCAAAATCGGCAGTACCTTCAGCAACCTTGTTTAGTACAACATCAGCTGACTCACCGGCGTTGCTGACAATACAACGTAGAGGTTCTTCCATTGCACGAAGTACAATTTGAATACCTGCGTCTTGGTCAGCATTGTCGCCTTTAAGGTTAGTAATGGCTTGGCGAGCACGAACTAGTGCAACACCGCCGCCAGCAACAATACCATCTTCAACTGCGGCCTTAGTTGCGTGAAGTGCATCATCAATGCGATCTTTCTTTTCCTTCATTTCAACTTCGGTTGCGGCACCAATACGCAATACTGCAACACCGCCGGCTAACTTGGCCAACCGTTCTTGCAATTTTTCTTTGTCGTAGTCATTGGTAGCTTCTGCAACCTGTGATTGAATTGAACTGATACGAGCTTTGATGGCATCAGCATTGCCGGCACCGTCAATGATGATTGTGGTGTCTTTGTTGATTTCAACCCGGCCTGCCATACCCAAATGTTCTGTGGTAATCTTATCCAGGGTCAAACCAAGTTCTTCTGCAACTACTTGTCCTCCAGTAAGGATAGCGATGTCTTCCAACATGGCTTTGCGGCGATCACCAAAGCCCGGTGCTTTAATAGCACAGGTCTTAACAACACCACGTGCATTGTTAACCACCAATGTAGCCAATGCTTCGCCTTCAACATCTTCAGCAATGATCAACAATGGCTTACCTGACTTGGCAACTGCTTCAAGTACAGGAATCATTTCTCGAATGTTTGTAATTTTCTTATCAAACATTAAAACAAAAGGTTGATCCAACTCAACAATTTGCTTGCCAGGATTAGTGATAAAATATGGGCTTACGTAGCCGCGGTCGAATTGCATGCCTTCAACAACTTCAAGTTCGTCTTGAAGTGTCTTACCACTTTCAACTGTGATAATACCTTGCTTGCCAACCTTGGCCATCGCATCAGCGATCATCTTACCTACTGCTGCATCACCATTAGCACTGATACTGCCAACTTGTGCAATCTCTTCATCTGTTTCGCAGGGTTTGCTGATCACAGTCAATTGCTCAACTGCGGCTCGTGTAGCCCGATCGATACCACGTTTCAAATCCATGGGATTCAAACCTGCAGTAACATACTTCATACCCTCTTTGACAATTGCTTGTGCGAGAACAGTGGCAGTGGTAGTACCATCGCCAGCATTATCGGCGGTCTTAGAAGCAACTTCCTTGACCATCTGTGCGCCCATATTCTGTAGCTTGTCTTTAAGCTCAATCTCTTTGGCAACTGTAACGCCGTCTTTGGTAATGTGTGGACCACCAAATTGCTTTTCAATTACTACGTTACGGCCTTTAGGACCTAATGTAACTTTTACAGCGTTAGCAAGAATGTTAACGCCCTCAACCATACGTGCTCGGCTCTCGTTGCCGAAATTTACTTCTTTTGCAGCCATTTCTTTTCTCCTTATTTAATTACAGCAAGAATATCTTCTTCTTTGAGGACTAGCAATTCCTCACCATCTACTTTAACAGTTTGCCCAGCAAACTTACCAAACAACACACGGTCGTTGATAGCAACATCAATGGGACTCAATTGCCCATTGTCGTTTCGTTTTCCTGGACCAACTGCAAGTACTGTACCTTGGTCGGCTTTTTCAGCGGCTGCATCCGGTATAACGATGCCACCCTTGGTCACAGCCTCACTGTCAACACGGCGGATTACAACCCTATCAGATAGCGGTCTTAAGTTCATCATAAACTCCTTTAGTTAATTTTAATGATTTGTACGTATTGTACACTTGAAAATGCCAGTATGTCAACACCACTGGCAAAATTTATTTAGTCAATGACTAATTCTGTTTTTGGGTTTTGTGCATCACGTTCCAACCAAGATCCCACAAATTGTAGCAATTCTGGGCTATGCTCAATTAGTTTCCCAAGCATGTATTCGTAGATATCCATTCGGTTACTACGTATAACTGCGGCCAATGTGTGATGCCATTTGTATCCATTCCATCCCCGGTAATCAATGCGTGTATAAAAATAATCCATGTCCGCATCAGTCATTAAGTTAAACACATTCCACAGTCCATGGAATCCAAAACTTGGTTTGTGGACGCCCAACTCATAGCTAAATTTACGTGCAAGTTCTGTGGGTGCGTATTTGATACCGTATTCTGTTTCTAAGTAAGGACGTTTTTTAACTCCAATGACTCCATCTTCGGCCACTGTGGGATTTTCAAAATCTAGTTTAATAGATTCATCAAGGCAAGCATCTAGCAATCGTTTACTACGAAGACTAAATCCACCATTACCAATATTAGTTCCTTCTTTTTCCCAGGGCCATACTGCACCAATATAATCATAATCCAGGAATTCGTCTTGCCAACTTTCTTTGTTTAGTGCCATTCCGTCCCATTGGACATACAATGCATGGGCTGTGTTGACATGTTCAGCAACCCCTTTTAACATAATGTGATTTAGTTCTCTCATGTCTGTACTGGCATCACGGATAATATGTCTTGCACCAGAAATAATTTCTCGATCACTGATGATAACAATCTCTTTTGGCTCGATGTTTTTCAAAGTCTGTTCAATGGCATATTTTGTTAAATCGTGCCATACAAAATCGATTGCAACTAATGTAATATCTTTCATAAATTTCTCTTAGGTTAAATGTGTTAAAATTGTGTTAGCAATTAGGTCTGTATCCCAATTACTGGTACATGGATATGTAGATTTTTTACAATCTATGAAACGTATAGGACGTTGCTGTACATCATTGCATCCACGACAGTCTTCCTGCGTTTGTATTGCTGTAAACTCAGCGTCAACTCTGTAAGGTTGAATAACTTCCGGGCGCAGATGTGTAAACAATCCCACTATAGGAGTTTTACTTGCACTTGCACACCAATACGGACCTGAGTCAATGCCAACAAAACATTGTGCATGATCACAGAGATACTTTAATTGCTGACTATTATACTTTGTTCTAGCGTCAACAAACAACGGATGATCTTCAATGTAAAAATCAGTTGCTCCACCAACGCATACAATTTTAAAGTCGGCACGTTGTGTAAACAATTTGGTATAAACATCTAGCCAGGTTTGAATACTGATATTCTTGGCGGCCCAGTGCCAGTTACGCATATGGACAACAATAAACTTATCAATTTGATTAGCATCCAAATCGTTGATAACTTGCTTTCGATCATCCTCGCTAGGAAACAGTTCGACACTACGATCCATGTCTGTTGTACCAAACGCACGATAAAAATAATTGTCTACATAGTTCTGTGTGGGATTAATTTCGTAGGCATCATCTAGATCAATGTAAATCTGATACTGTTGATCAACACGAGATAATGTGTCCACAGGGATGATATGCCTGATATGTGGGTTGTTACGATATACTTCAATTGCGTCTGTGGCAACATCGATGTTGGCATTATCGCCATATCGACGTTTAAGTTCACGGACAACACCAGTGGACATAATAACATCGCCGATGGCGGCACGTCTACGCACTAGAATGTTAAATGGTTGGTCAGTCTTCAATTCGATTTCCGTTGGGACCAAGTAAGCCCGTTAATCCAACCCGTGGAATTTCTGTTACAAGATTTTTAGGCAAATAAGCAAACAACATGTGCTCAATGTCAAAATAGCCGCCAGCATGCAACCGTTCTGCCATGGCCATGAATCCGGTATTGTAACTGTTAATAACTAACTGCGTTTCATTGGCTGGCCAAGACCACAAGCGACTCATATACTGAAAGTCCATTCCACCAGTTATGTCGATGGGAAATTGACTGCGTTTACGTTCGAGCACAACAATACGTCTCGGTACTGTGTCGTAATAAGAAGGATCAAAGTTTTCAGTTAACTGATAACGACCAGACATCTTAAACACTCTATCGTATTCTTTAATTGCACCCTGTTCAGTTAGTGTAGTTAATGCCGCAGCAAATACCATAACCTCTGTGGTATTTTTAACAATATCCCAATTGTCTGTACTGTTGTAGATTCCCTTAACTGCTTCGTTTTGTGTGAAGTCTAATACATAATTAGCGTGAAGGTATAATGTTTTTAATTGCTCTTCGGTTGGCGACATTGCGCCCGACATTTCAATAACAGCAATTTTAGCACCAGGTGCATATTTCTTAATACTGTTAATTGTATCAATGGTTTGATTTAATCGTAGATCTGTTGGGTGTACCCCAAACTTAGTGTTAAGAGCACTAGTTACAATGAATAGTGATTTCATAAAATTCTTATAGTTGAATTCATATTTATTTTATGGGCAGTTACGGCAAATATTGTCTAGCCGAAGATGCTGTTTCATGATCAATGATGTGTTGTGTGTAACGTCTAATGCTTGTCGGGAAGTATGCGTCAATCTTAACTGTCACAAACTTACGAGGATCGTTGCGATTAAATCCAAGATTGTTTTTTATGCTGTCGTCTACATCAATGGGCAGGTCATTTAATTCATTGTGTGAAAAACTTGTAATCTTGTTTTTAACAAATTCACTGTTGCCTAGGTAGGTAAAATGCCAACCTGCATGCTCAACAACTTCTACATTGTCATCTACATATCCAAATTCAAGACTGTTTAAATTTTGTCTAGTGCGTCTTAGCTCTTCGGGACTGGTAATCAACCCAACCCTAGAAGCCATGGTCCATACACAATAAGTTTCCCAATTGTCAATCAACATATAGTTAAACTTAAAATTAAAGTATGGCATACGGAAGCCATAAATTTGTGCAGGATCTCTACGAATACGTGCAACTACTTCGGCACGTATGATTTCATCAACATCACCAATGATTGCAAGGTCTGCAGGATTGGCATCTACTAATCCCCGCATAATTGCATCACGTTGGAAACGCTCGTTACTCCACGGATCCTCAGCCAAGGGCATATCCTCAACTACAACATGAATAATCTTATCGTGATACTGTGCGTATCTATCCCAATTGTCCTTAAGATAAAGTGCTTTAGGTTTGTTTTGAAATGTTGTGGTAGCTTCAACAATAACAAAATGATCCACTGCATTGTGCAATTCTTTTAATCGAATATCCAATAAGTCTAGCTCATTGTAAAATGTAAAACAGTCGTAGATTTTCATTGCTTAGTACACTCAAATGTCATTGATTCTAGTTGAAGAAAGTTCGGTGGCATGCGCCAAGTAACTTCTAAATTCTTTAAGTTTTCGTCATTGCTTTCTAGCAAGCGATGTTCAGTGATATTCACAAAGCCTGCGGCTTGCAAACAATTCGTCATAACATACTTATCATAGATAAATTGGTGTCCCCAATCTCTTACATAATTGTTGATTACAAAAATAGGATCTGCGTACGGTGCCCACTTAATATCTCCGGTGGCCCAATTAACATAACTTGAAGACATTCCGCTGGGTTCTTTGTACATTCGAATTAGGAATTCAAAGTCCGGGCACGTCAGGCGGAATCTACCGCCGGGCTTCAATACTCGATATGTTTCGCTTAACATTACCTGCCCTTGAGCAAATGTCAAGTGCTCAATCATGTGTTCCGAGTACACATAATCAAAGGTATTGTCCTCAAATGGAAAACGAGTAGATGCATCTAACTGATGCACCGCGGCAGTCATTGGTTGGTAATCAGTGTTTAACCAACCCTGCAATATGTTGCCACCGGCACCTAATTGTAACTTCTTAACTGCTGAGTTATTTAGATACTCTTGCATTATTAATCTTGATCCTCGGCTGTGACACGTTCTCCGAGGTATTGTTTAACTGCTCGCATTAGCTTACGCTCGGTATCGTAGACAAATTCACGTGTGTCATCTTCTGTGGTCACTGCAAGAATAAAACCATTTGCGGCACGTCTAATTTCTAAATTTTCAAACATAGTATTCCTTGGATTGTTGATCAAGTACTATAATAACACACACAGGAATTTTAGTCAAGAAAAAGCCCACCAAAGTGGGCTATTATTACCAAAATTAAACTTGGGCTACCCCGATACCAGAATTTTTAAGGAATTCAACACCGTTATTGTCTCGGTAACTAGTTCGATAATACACACTATCAATGCCACTTTGGTAAATGAGTTTGGCGCAATCCAAGCACGGAGCATGGGTAATAAACATTGTTGCACCTAACCCACTTTCGGTGCTCTTGGCTAATTTTGCAATGGCATTGGTTTCTGCATGAAGAACTTCAGGTTTAGTTTTCAATTCATAGTCACCAGTTTTATCCCAAATCTCATCTTCACAGTTGTTATCCCAACCTGCAGGCATACCATTATAGCCAATGCTAATAATACGATCGTCTTTGACTACAATAGCCCCAACGTGTAAACGACGGGCCTGGCTTAGTTCAGCAAACACTTCTGCTGTATCCATGTACGCTTTGATTAATTTAACTTTCATTACCAACTTACGCTTTGGCTTTTTTTGCCCGGATCTTAGTTGGTATTTCCGCCGAAGCCAATGCTGTCCTAACATCACGCATTAATGCGTCATCGTCCCAGAGCAGTTCTGTGCAACCATCCGGATATGTAGTAACAGTTAAATGACTGCCCACTGTTACTGTGGGCTCAGCTGAGACTGTGGATGCTATAGATTTTTTTGGTTTTTTAGTTGCCATATTAATACCTAGTTGAATTACAAGTATTTAAACAGAATTTGACAAAGATGTCAAATATTTTTATATTCGTAGTTTACAGTTTCTAAATTGTCTTGCAGTACAGTGGCACCATTCTTCATATGGAACTTTCGTGCCATTTCAGTCTTAGGGCTTAGAGTAACAAAACGTTTGATGTTTGGATGTCTGGTCTTAATATCTTCGACTGTTTCACGTAGTAAACGAACTCCTGCACCAGGAGCATAACTCCAGATGGTGTAGAATACCGCAGTGGTTGGATCTTCGCTGTCTCCAAGTTCATCAACTCGAGTAGGTACACGATCTAATAGATTGACACAGACCATTGCAGTCGGTTTGACATCTACTAGCGCACTTACGAATCTATTTTTTGCTACGCGAAATTCTCTGGTAATTTCTGGGCGAACGGGGTCATCCTTGACATAGTCAAGTAATGGATCTTGAATGTTTGTAATTATTGAAAGCATGTGGCACCTACACAGTATAGTTGTATTTAACAAAATTTGAAAAAATCAACTAGTTGTGGCGCTTACTTGACCTTTCGCAAGTACTCCCTACCGACTTTTCCTTCTTGGATATCAAGCAATGCCGTCACTGGCGAGTGCCTGTGTTCATGACGCTCACTGTGATGGTTGAGTTGTGATTGCTCACGTGCTCTTGCAGAAGCAAGTACGACTAGATCAAATCGGTTGCCTCCGGTCATCTCAACGCATTGTTCAAGATCAATTTCGGTTCCGCGGCTTTGGCTTCTATTCATAATGTTTCCTTTAAAAACTTTGGTCGGAGTACAAGGATTCGAACCTTGGACCCCCTGGTCCCAAACCAGGTGCGCTACCAGACTGCGCTACACTCCGAATTAACTTGGTATCATATGCGGTATGTATGGAACATTCCTGGGACCGTGTCGCTGTTCAAGTAACCGTTTAGCTTCTTGAGCATTGGGTGCGTATACGCGATCTTTTTGTTCACCTTGCGGTGTTCTTACGGTTGTTTCATACATTGGCATATAATGTCCTTGGTTGCGGGGGACGGATTCGCACCGCCGATCTTCAGGTTATGAGCCTGACGAGTTACTTCTTCTCCACCCCGCGATAAAATTGGTGCGAGTACCCGGGGTCGAACCGGGATGCCATTACAGCGAGAGATTTTAAGTCTCTTGAGTCTACCAATTTCTCCATACTCGCAATGTTCTATTTAAGCCGCTTTGGCTTCTTTACGTGAGTTCTTGGTTTCTGTGATCTCGTTACGACGAGCTTTAACTGCTTTACCAAGTTCTGCTAGTGCTTTGCGGGCACGAGTACCAGCGGCGCTGTTACCTGCTTCAAATTTAGTGTGCTCTGCCGTGTAGGCTTCAATTGCTGTTTCGATATCTGTATGTGCTGACATGTTGTTTCCTTTGTTGAAATTTGGCGGAACGACTGAGACTCGAACTCAGAAAGCGGCTTTCACCACTCGACGGATTAGCAATCCGCTCCAATACCATTATGGGACCGTTCCTTGCTTAGCCTATATTATAACTAACTTCTTTATTCTTGTCAAGTCTAAAGGTGGGTTACATACAGGAATTTTTTGATATTTGTTATAATAGTTACATAGCAATTCTAGTTCGGTACTTTTACACAAACTTGGGTGCATGGGCAAGTATGCTTGATAACACTGATCTATTAGGTCTTTACCAAACGCTTCTTTGAATGCTGTTCCGCATCCATATGGACTTAGCCTATTATTCTTAACTGTGCCTTTGAAGTCTGTTCTACGTCCAAGCATACAATGTCTTGTGACTGCACGACTTTCTCCAATGTAAAATACTTCCGGTGCTAGGAAGTCTGCGGGACCTGTGGGCGGAGTATGAAATAAACCATACACATAGCATCCAGGATGCTTTTTGTCAAACCCCCAGGATGCATTCCATGGTTCATCAATTTGATGCCAGGTAGTAAACTCAGTAAGCTCAGGTTTAACTTGTACTGTGTCTTGCGTTATAAAAAAGTCCGGGCCACTTAATTCTGCACACTTCTTCAAACTGTAGGCAAATTGGTCAACATCTTTACAATGCTGAATAATTTCGTACAACTGCTGTTCAGTAAGTCCATGGTTACCCGAACCCACTCTAATATTACGTGCTAGTATCGCCGCTTTATCAGTCATATAACTTTTTAATAGTCTGCTCGTAACCGTTAGGAATAAGCATATCCCTGGGCAAATTAATCTGATGATTTAAACTTGCTATGGCCAAACGTTGTGCTCGAGGTCTATGTTTAGGCACTACATTACCTAACAACACATCAACGCAGAAGTCATGATGTATAACTGCATCCGGATGTGGATCATCGTGTACGTAATCCATATATTCTACTGTTGTTTGTTTCTTAACCTTGTATTCCCACATCCCCGAATAGGTAACAGGGTCTAGCGCATTGGTAGGTCTAAGATAAAACTTATCCCAATCAATTGCTGTCAGCAAATTTTGCATGGGTTTTAAACGCATTATGGCAGCGGCTGTAACTATATCATTTTTGTTTAATTTGGTTTTATCTGCCCAAATGCTTTTCCAACTTGGCTCAAACTGTGGACGTACATCGTACCAAGGATTTTGCCAAAACATCATATGATATTTACATCCAATTGTATCGAGCAATAGTTGCATTTGATAGATGATGTTGAAGTTATCAACAATCATATGCGTTAGGCTAACATCATGCTCTGGATGCAGTCTATAAAGACCGCGCCATGGATCAGACCCATGTTCGAGGTGTTCGTTGTTGTTAGGGAAAAATCCACGACAATTGTTCTTTTCGATCCAGTCATTGTCGTACCACGCACATACACGATTGTTGCCAGTGAGCATAATATACACAGTATCGTCTTTGGTGATACTGTTACGCCGACTCAATAATTCCCAATAGATAGTTTCATTGGCAATACCCGGCCAACCTAGATTAACAACAGGCTCTGCAGAATATTCTGCAAGCCAATCGCTCCATGTGTGCCAGAACCATTTAGTAAAACTACAACCGAGAGTGTATGTCATTGAATTTGGTGCGGATGGTGAGACTCGAACTCACACACCTTTCGGCGACGGCTTCTAAGACCGTTGCGGCTACCAATTACGCCACATCCGCATGTACTTACTTATAATATAAAAAGTTAGGCACTTAAAATCTGCTTTCCAACCGCGGACCAATATGCCCCCAAGTACGTCTCTCAGGAATGCCAACTATTCAAGTACTAACTGCCTGTAAGATGGCCTAAATGAATAGCTTGTTATCGGAATCTCAGGAGTTCATTGACTTTCAAAATAACGGTGTCGCTTCGGGAATACCCGATATTCACAGAATTCTAGAGCGGCTTCTTACAAATGTCATTTACTATCCCTACCACTAGTATCAGATGGTTGTCGAACCAGTGCCTAACTTTTTATATTATAACAGTACGTAGTATATGTGAAATACCACGTACTGTCAACCTCTACATTGTGGGACCATTGCCGTTTTTAAAACCAACACTACCGCCTTCTGATTCGATGCGCTTGATAACGTCTTCAAATAAGATAGGTGCGTAGTCTGTGGTCTCTACACATACACAATGGTATCTAGGATCAACAACTGGAACACCATACTTACCAACTGGTTGCATCATCACTCGATTAGCATGCAAGTGTCCGTGAATGTTAACCCCAAATCGTCCCAGCGATTCTGTATGAATTGGAATATGGCTCAAGATCATTCCGTTCATAACATGGTATGCACGTAATTCACGAAAGTGTTCTCTGTATTCCTCATCACGGAAGATGTCATGGTTGCCGCGGATCAACACCTTGTCACCGTTTAATCTTGACATGATTTTCAATGCTCGGCGGTTGATCACAACATCTCCCAAGTGGTAAACCTTGTCGTTGGGCCTAACACGTTCGTTCCAAGCCTTGACCATAAACTCATCCATCTCCTCTGCGTTGTCGAACGGGCGTAACTTGGTTACACCATCATTACGCATAAAATGGCAAACACCAGCATGTCCAAAATGTGTATCACTAACTAAAAAAACTGCTGGCATAATATACTCCTTATGTGTACCAGACTTCGTCAAACCCTTCTTCTTCGGTGGGCGTAACATAATCTTCGATCATTTTATCAACCACTGCTTGTGGTATTACTTTATCCATCCTTGAGGATAATCTCATGTTTAGTTCTTCTGCAGCGGGTGTTGGAAACACTACAGCAATTTTATGGTATCCGGGCAACATTACAAGTTTCTTTTTGCGACTAGCAACTGTGGTACTAGTTTGGTCCCAGATAATATCTCGGCCTTCATCTCGTGCAGCAATGACTTCTTCGACCATTAACTCAACTGCGGTAGGCATGTAATCATCAAATACTTCGATATACATTTTATCAACAGATGCCGCATAAGCTTCAACTATTTGGTCTGTGCTAATGTATGCACACTCAGCGGCCCATTCTTGGTCGGCTACCCATGTGCTTTTTCCTGCGGCAGGAACTCCAACTAATACATATACTTTTGGCATTATTCTACACTCCTAAATGTGCGCCAATCATCAATGTTTGGCTTTTCGTTTTCATCATAGGTCCAATCCAAGACTCGCATCATGAGATGCTTGACCAGCAGATTGGGACTACGCCATCTTCCTACATCATCGAAGCCCATCATTACACCAACTTCGCAAACTGCACCACTACGACAAATACCTGCAAAGCAATGAACAACAACATTCATTTGATTGTCCTTTGCATGCTGTAGCAAACGCACAAGCTCTACAGCTTGCTCGTAACTACATTTCATTTCTTCTTCAAGTACTTCGTCGTGTTCTTCTACATCAAGGAATTCAAAGTTGTGAATTTCTTTAAATGTATGTGCGGGTGTTGGACGCCAACTTGCGGGATCAACAATGCTGATCAGCATACTGTTGGGGCCGGCGTCATGATGAAATCTTTTCGGGATATCATCAGCGGCTACGTTTTCAATCCATGGCATAATGATACCTTTAAGTTAAATGGAGCGGGAGGCGAGAGTCGAACTCGTCTATTTCTGCTTGGAAGGCAGACGTGTAACCAAAAACACTTCACCCGCAATATTGCTATTGTAACACTTATTTAATTAAATGTCAATGATTATTTTGGCGACCCCCCGGGGACTCGAACCCCGACTAACGGTTTTGGAGACCGCAGTACTGCCATTATACTAGAGAGCCTAGAGCCTATATATAAATATAGTTATGAAAAATTTCCATCGCTTCCAAGAATTTGCCAATCAAGAACTATTATGGAGTCCGGGTGATTCCGAAGAACTGTATTTAAATAATCTAAAAACTAATTACGATAAATTAAAAGATAATGGATGGATTAATCATTCGTTTACTTACAAATATAACAGTCACGGGTTTCGTTGCAACGAGTTTGATGCGTCACCCTCAATTGTTGCACTCGGATGCAGTAATACCATGGGTACCGGATTACCAATAGAACATACTTGGTCATACATTTTAGCAGAAAATTTAAATTTAACTTGTTTTAATCTAGGTGTCGGCGGTGGAGCAAATGATACTTCGTTTAGACTTGCATATATTTGGTTAGAACTAATTAAACCTAAAATTGTTGTATTATGGAATCCACACCCTGACCGAATTGAACTGTTAGATGAAACAAAAAATTATACATATCAACCGATCAACCCTGATATTAGGATGCCAGGTAGTGATTGGTATAAACACTGGGTTAGTACTAGTGATAATGGGGAATTAAACAAAATAAAAAATAGTTATGCTATTGCCCAATTATGCAAAAGACTTGGTATTAAATTTTTTTCTAAGGAACAAATCTTAACTGAAGATTTCCCTTATGTCCTCGGGAATGATCGTGCCCGTGATTTACTGCATTCCGGTAGTCAATCTAATCTAAATATAGCAAATTGTATTTTAGACTATTTGTAAATGGTAGGACCTGCCAGGTTCGAACTGACGACATTCTGCGTGTAAGGCAGACGCTCTACCAACTGAGCTAAGGTCCTAAATTTGGAGCGGCTAACCGGGTTCGAACCGGTGACGTCTTGCTTGGCAAGCAAGTACTCTACCAACTGAGCTACAGCCGCATGTTTTATTTAACACAGAGGAATGTAACAAATCCCCGATCTGAGTTAATTATATCTGAAGTTGCAAATCCTGTCAACCTCAATTGTTTCAAATACCATTCAACGGATACACTATGCATAACGCCTACCAGTTTTTGTTCTTTTTCTTTGATGTACTCTTCAGATAATCCCTGTTGTCGTTTAAAATCATAGTAGAGATTTTTAACTATGTTGGACTGTGTGGTTTTGTCTGACAGTATTAAATATCCACTGGGTGTTAAACTGCGGTATATATCCTGTAGGTACTGTGCCTTGTCTTTTACAAAATGTAATGTCCAATTGGCCAATACTAATTTGTATTTGTCTGCAGGAAAGGTATCGCTGTTAATAACACAGTTTGAATGTAAACTGTGCGCTATCATAGCAGAGCTATTATCTACACCAACTACGTCAGTGTATCCTGCATTGATAAATTTATCTATAGTAAATCCTAGCGCACTCCCAACATCAATGACTCGATCAGTTTTGTTGATATTCTCATTGGCAAAATCCAAACACCAATCTATAACATGATTGTATGATGGTATGTTTGCAACTGCTTCTTCTTGAAACCGTACAGCCACAGTATCATCAAATACCCAAGCATTTTCTTGTTTAATAACTTGTACATTATCAACAACTGTTTGATGTAATGTAGTTAATGTTGTGGTTGTACGTTGATACCTTGCCATATAACGCAATGACGATGTTCTACCATTTTCGTACAAAGTATCTTTGGTGTTATAGGCATCATGTACACCTGTTATTAACTCAGGTAATAACAAAGGCTCTGTTCTTTGAAAAGAACAAGTTCCCATTATTAAATCTAATGCTGGTGTAGAAATCCTTGCCCTAACACCGTAATACGATTCTTCAAATTTATTATCAGTGCCGGGATTGTTCATATACCCACGGCGGTCAATTAATATCTCACCAAAGTTATCATTGTAACTAAATGTTGGCCAGTTTAAATTGTCAAACACCACTGCTTCTTTGGTCACTAGATTGATTTTTTTAATAATAGATATAATATCAAGAAAGCAATAAATGACCCCGGATGCAACAACATAATCGTACGTTTTGCCAACGGCAATTGCATTGTCTAAAAATTCTTCTATGTCTTGTTGTACAATTTTAAATTGATGTTGCACCCAATATCTAGACAATATACTGTTACTATGTTCAACATAATAGTCTTGAATTTCAACTCCGGTATACTCCCTGGCACCATGTGTTAACGCATAATGCCCTGCGGCACCCAGGCAACTTCCTAGATCTAACACAGATCGGCCTGCAATCAATTCTGCAGGCAACTGTACTTGCAGTCTCTTGTACAAAGATTCTGCTGTTACTATGGCAAATGTTGGGCGAAGCCTACGTGGATCCATACTAATAAACTCAGTATGCTCGTTGAAAATGTTCATACGGTATTTATAGTGGCGGAAGGCAGAAGAGTCGAACTCCATCCCATTTCTGAGAACCTGGTTTTCAAGGCCAGTCGCAGGACCATCCCCGCTGCATTACCTTCCTTATTTGGTGCAACCCCCAGGGATCGAACCTGGTTCAATGGCTCTTCAGACCACATCAGCTAGAGTTGCATTGGTCCGGCCTACAGGAATCGAACCCATATTCACGGTGTAGAAGACCGCTGTATTATCCATTATACTAAGGCCGGCTAAATTGGTGCCCCTACACAGAATCGAACTGCAAACTACGGATTACAAAACCGTCGTTATACCATTTAACTATAAGGGCAATATCTGGCACCCGGAGTAGGAATCGAACCTACAATAGCAGAGTCAAAGTCTGTTGTGTTACCACTACACTATCCGGGATTAAATTTTGGTGGTGATAGAGAGATTCGAACTCCCGACAGTCTCCGTATGAAGGAGGTGTTCTACCAACTGAACTACATCACCAGTGGGGTAACCAATGGGTAACGATCCCATACTACCAGTTTCACAGACTAGGGTGCAAACCTCTACACTATGGTCACCATATCTTTAAATTCTACGCACTTGGGGCACTTCCCGCAGTCAGAGTCTGTTATACACCAACTAACCAACGGCTGGATATTTTTAGGAATTAAACTCCACTGTTCGGTCTTGGATAGATGATCCAAGGGATGATTGAATGCAACTGCGGGATGCATTGTCGCCCATACTGCCATCATTTCTTCAATGAAAGGTTTTATATTTCCACTTGGTTCTGCGCTGTTACGTCCACACCAAATTTCTGTAACACTAGAATCTCTGGCCACCCAAAGACTAGCAACAAATATAAAATATCTCATCTGATGCACAAACTCACCACCACCGGCAGGTATAGACAAGGTGCTGTACTGTACCTGCTTGTTAAATGCTTGTGCTATTTTTTCTGCTTTAATGCTGTTAGGCGACAATATTGCGCCAGGATAGACGTGATCAATGTTTAAAAGAATATCTGCGTCTCGAGCAATAGTCAGCATAGCTGTACTTTCTACGCCGCCGCTGAATAAAATTAAAGCCTTAGACATTGTTATTCCTTATTGTACTAAATATTTTTGTGAGAACCTATCAAAATCTTACCCCAATGGGACTTAACTTTCAATTAAGTTTAAGCAATGACGGTGTCTGTTGTATCCTAGTATACGACATTTACAACTGCGAAGCAACCATGCGGTACTTTACCAATGTAAACAAGGCACTTAGGTTTATTAATAATCTTTGAATTATGCTCGAACGTCAACAGTTCGAGGTTTGACTGTGGGATCTAATTCGCCCATTTTGTTGTACAAGTATTGCACAACTTCTATAACTTTCTTTTGCGAAACAGGATCAACTAGAGTTTTGTACTCTATGTTACGGAATTGGTTATAAACCATATCCCAATTGTTTGCTATGCTTTGTACTATCATATAGTATTTATTTTACCATACAAAAACACACCACTTTCTCTTTATATGCCACGGACGCCACGTGTACGGTGATGTGTTTTTGTATGGTAGGGGTGCTCGGGAACGATCCGAGTTTTACTGGTTAAAAGCCAGTTACTTCACCTTAAAGTTTCACCCCCGCTATCTTATCACTCTTGTCACTTGTCATGACAGATCTCCTTTAAAAAATTTGGTACCCGGAGCAAGATTTGAACTTGCGGCCAACGCCTTATCAAGGCGCTGCTCTACCACTGAGCTACCCGGGTGCATTGGTCGGCCCTGAGAGACTCGAACTCCCAACCTCTAGTTTCGAAGACTAGCACTCTAATCCATTGAGTTAAGGACCGTAAAATTGTTGCCGGGTAGGTGCTCCGGCGCCGAATCGTCTTGATATTATCTCACGGCCCTTGTTTGGTGGAGATGATAGGGATCGAACCTATCGTGACCGAAGTCGGAGGAGTTACAGTCCCCTGCCACACCATTGCGGCGGCATCTCCATGTGTGGTACTCGATAGCGGAGTCGAACCGCTCTTGCCTGGATGAAAACCAGATGTCCTAACCGATAGACGAATCGAGCAAAATACTTGTGGAAGTGACAGGGATCGAACCTGCGACCTACTGGTTGCAAACCAGTCGCTCTCCCAATTGAGCTACACCCCCATAAACTGGCTCCCCAACGTGGGCTCGAACCACGGACCAACAGATTAACAGTCTGCTACTCTACCGACTGAGCTATTGGGGAATACACAAAATTGGTTGGCTGTGCTCTGCACATTTAATCGTTCCTGCTTGACGTTTTGCTTTCGCGTGTCTTGCGTTTTAAACGAACCATAATTAATCGTTGCCTCACCTAAGTGCCCTAGTTCCTCTAGGGCTTTACCGCTGTTCCTCAGCGGACCTAAATGCTGTTTACTTCAGCAACCGTATTTGGCGGTCTGTGGGGGAATCGAACCCCCGTAAGTGGATAGACAATCCACAGTAATAACCTCTATACGAACAGACCAAAATCTACTATTTTAAAAAGTACTATAGGGAGGATATAAACTCAGCACCACCTGTTAGTTTACATTTTTTCTCATTACAGCCCACTGTTTATTCTGTCGCATTCCCGGAAGATGTTCCCTATTTCAACCGCTCGTTGCCTTTGGTATAGGCTCAGGTATCTATTTCGGGCTTCCTGCTTCATGGGTATCAAGGCCGTGTACCGAAGTACTTCTGAAACACCTTTTCGTTCACCCCTAACAGAGTAGGTAACCTATAATACGTTTTAAAATAGCAACCCCTGCGGGTTACTTAAAACAACAACTTTTTAAAGAACATTTAGTTAATTTCCTAACTAGCTTCTAGTATAGCACTTTTGCCTTTATGGCACAACCTTTTTATGTGTTGTATTTTTGCTACACCGTCCGCTAGTTAATTTCCTAACTAGTCTCTATTGTATAGCAGATGCCTTTATTGGACAACCATTATTTTGTTGTATTTTTACAACATATATGGAAGTGCGGGTCGGATTTGAACCGACGGTTTTGCGGATTTGCAATCCACTGCATTGGGCCACTCTGCCACCGCACTATATTATGGTACTCCTTGGTTCCTAGGTGATGCCCGGCCTGCCGTGGGCGCCTTTCCTTGGCGCTCGGCATGTTCATCCTCGGAGTATTCTAAAGCATACGTGGTTATATGCTTTAGAATACCCTGTGCTGACACAGGATATGATAGGGTTGATGCCCTACCCAGGAGTCTATTGTTCCACATATGGAACTCCATGTATCCTGTCCGCCCGTTTAGCTTGTTTAATGTGTTGCCTGGGACCTCGTTTCCCATTCCACATAACAAAAAACCCTAGGGTTTTTAGTCCTAGGGTCCTTGAAGTTTGTTGTGAACTTGTGTGTTACACTACCATCTCCTGGACCCTAGATTTTTCTGAACCACGATCATTACTAAACATCGGTGCACAGATCGTTGACCAATAGGCTAACAAGCCTGTTGTGGGCAACGTATGCTGTGTGGATTGTTTAATAATTTGCGTCATGTCCGTATTATAACTTCTTTTTTGTTTCTTGTCAACGCTTTTGGGCGTTAACATAAAAATATTTATTTTGTTGCTACCACCATTGATAGCAATTTCATGTATTGTAGTTTATTTAGCATTTGTTGTCAACCACGGTGTTAAATGGGGTAATTGTAGTGCTTTTGTATTAAGCTTCTGTTACGTTGTGCTTCTTAAACTCGTTAACTAACCAAGGAAACACCTCACGCCAATTTGTATTACGTCTACGATCCATTTCAGTTAAAAAGTCGTGCATTTTTTGTATTTGATCAACTCTTGGTCCTGTGCTAGCTGATTGCTGTGCTATGCCACGCAGGTAATCTTTGTTTGAAATTTGTTCAGGAAATTCAGTGGGCTTTAATGCCAATGCACGATCAAAATCTTCGGCAAATATGTCTCCAAAAATGTCAATGAAGAACGGGCTAGGCCCATTTACTGAATTTTGATAATGGTATACCGGACGCACAGAATTCCACTCATTGATTTTTATCAATAGTTCAGGCAAGGTTTTGATAGTTAACGGAGTCACTGTAGAACTAATAATCAACTTAATCCAACGTTGTGACACTAGATAGTTAAAGTTTTCTTCCCATACTTTTAAGTCCAGAGGGAATCTTACATATTCCTGTGCGGCTCCCCAACAATCTAAACTAGCAGTAATGTCCAACCCAGCAATTTTTTTACGTGCCACTAAATTACGTATACGTGTGACTATTTTTTGTAAGTGTGGCAGTTTGGCGTTTAAGTTGGTAATGATCTGCAACTTTAAATTAGGTGCAGGATAATTTTCAAATAAATCCAAGCATTGTTCTAATTCTGGCTGGAACAACGGTTCGCCGCCCAGGATATTAAAATTTGTTAACTTACTTCCATTATCTTTGAGCCAATCAAAAATTTTAACTTTGTTTGCTTCTATATGCGAGCTTTTTTGAAACTCATCAGAAATACGTAGGTCGCCTTTAGTAAAATACCCATGACGTTTGTTTTCTGCATCCCATAAAGAACTAAATGTGGGTCCGCAGTAAACACATTTTAAATTACAAGTATTGTCGAAATAAATTTCAAGAATCCTAGGAGTCACTGTTGTTGCAGTGGGATCTATATCTAATTCTACCGGGGCATGAATGCCTGGAAAATTATTATTAGTGATTCTATCGCTTTGGCCGCCGGCTGTCTCAATGTCACGGCAATAGTTGCAACCAATTGTGGGCCATTGCCCATCGAGCATGCGTTCTCTATCGTTAATCTTTGTGGGAGTATTGTGAAAATTGAAACTGCTAGTGTCGAACGTATGTTTATTCGTTCTATGACAACTAGCAGTTTCATCTGTGGTCAGGAACAAAGTGCTCCATGTCCACTTTAATTGGCAAGCAGTTTCCGTTTTAATCGGGAATACTTTTTGCGGTAATGACATTACACAGTAACTGGGGTGTACTCAATGCCGGTGGTAGCAAGACCAACAAGACCGATTGCAGTTTCGAATGTGGCCAACTCGCTGGCAATAACCAATACGTCTGCTTGACTATATTTGTTACCATTCATCCAATTTGTCAATGCTGTTACATCATCTAATGTAGCAGTTGTGCCGGTTACATTCTTGTAAACATGTTTGATGAATGTTTCATCGCTGACACCGCCGGCATCAGTTTTGTAAGTGTCAGTGGCCAATAATGCTTCTGCCAATTGTTTGTTAGTCCAACCTGCGTCAGCAAGGTGGATGCCAATGCCTGTGTAGGCCTTGGTAACGTCGGCTGTGCCAAGAGCGGCCGCTAACAATGCATACACATCACCTGCACGACCTGCGGCATCATAAGCAACGGCCTTGTCTGTGAATACTACACGTTCGTGGTCAGCAAGATTGAATTCCATGTTGCTGACTAATGTGCTGGCTAAGTTTACTTTGTCGGCAGTTTTAGTTGTTGTGTACTCAGTACTAGCACCACCCATGGTGTAAGTGTCGATACCAGCAGTACCGGTAACGTCAACTTGAATATCAACTGTGCCATCGCCGACACGGCCTGTACCTACTACACCGAATGTAGCAATCTTACCTGCTGTGCCAACTGTGGCCACAGTAACAATCAAGTTATTAAGATTAGTACCACCCAGGGCTGTACCAGCAAGAGTAATTGTGTCACCTGCAACATAACCTGTGCCTGCACTCGCCGCTAATGAATCGAGAACAACAGAATATGTTCCGTTGGTTTTTGTAACATCAAATGTAGCACCGTCGCCACTTCCGCCTGTTAAGCCAGTAACATTTTGGTATGTAGTGTTAACTGCCTTGTCTTTGATTGTAATTGTAGTAGTCATTGAATTTTCCTTATGTTGAATAATGATTAAGTATATAGTAGTTTCACTAAGAAGTCAAAAATAAATTTAACCATTTTAAATGGTGGTAGAACGGGTGGGATTTGAACCCACAATGTCTTTCGAACTGGATTATGAGTCCAGGGCCTGCAACCAATACGGCGTCCGTTCTATTTAAAACTTTTACCATGTTGACGATTTTGATTATACTCATCAACATACTTTTTCCAAAGCATACACAATCTAGGTTGGGTAGTATTGTTAGCTTCGGCAAAGGCACATATTGAATTATACTTTGATTCTTTAAATTTGTCAAATAGTTTGTTAGCCAATATTTTTGCTTCTTCTTTTTTGCGACCATAAGCGGCCTTTTTGTAATCAAATTCAGGATCTTTGATTGGTTTATCAAAATTTACTATTCTACCTTTTTGCCAACCAGTAGGAATGGTTTCTGTTTTACTAATTTTTTTATTTTCCTTAAGAGACTTATTACAAATCCACATCGATCCGAATTGAGTGTTTCCTGTTCCTGTTTGCCGAATCGACATAGAGGCCGAAAGTCTTCTTTTCAACCATCCGTAGAGTTTATTTGAAGGTCTACTGGGAATCATCATAACAGCAGCATTAATTAACTTATGACTTGATGGATAAATTTTAACCAGTAATTGGTGCGCTACATAATGCTCTTCGGGGGTTAGACGCACAAGATTTTCTATAGAATCAGATCCGCCCATGCACCTAGGTATAACATGATGCAACTCCGTATAACCGTCTATGTTACGATTTTTTGCTTTTTCTATTAATCTAGAATAGTGTAACTCATAATTCATACTTTATTTATATGAATTATGAGTAATTTAGCTGTCAAGCAGGACGGAAGTCAAACACGTATTTTTGGTTAATACCGGATGCGTAGTAGCTCTTACCTGCTACGAGTACAATAGTACCCTGAAAGTTTGGCGGATATACTGCGTTGAATCCGGTAATAGCAACATCTTCGCCATTGGCTCGAGCACTGGTATACATCTGCATCATACTAGCGTAGTTTAGAAATTCAATACATCCATTGCTAAAGTCTGGTGTTGAGTTTACACGTTCTGCCACAGCGGCGGCCACGGCACTCATAACCCAATAACCATAATTCCATCCTTGTGCAGATTTCATCTTAAATGCATCAGTCCAAGGCTTGGTCCACTCTGGAGGATTTTCGGTAGTGTGTGCTCTAATCATGCGAACAACGTCTTGTGCTTGTTCTTCTGTAATTAATTCAAAACTAATAGCTAGCTTCAACGGGCCATCAATCATTGATGCTCCAGAAATAGTCTTAACAATGTTGGCCGCAATAGGATATTCTGCTTCTAAATCTTGATTAGCGGCTTTTGCATTAGCAATACCCTCAAGTAAATTCTTAACACTAGCAGGGGCACCTTTGCCGCCTTTACTACTAACACCCAAACTAAATTTACCAGAACGTAGATAAAAATCTACTAGTCCGTATGTTTTACCACCCGGGAAGTGTATCTGAAGTTTATTCCATGGTGCATCTTTTAGAATTTGTTTTCTAGCATCGTCGGCTTCTCCGCCAACTATACCATAAGTCAATGCAATACTTTGTAATACTTCGCCTAGATTATCACGTATGGCTTCGAGGTTGGCCTTTTCGCCTGTAAATACCGGAAGTTGTTTTTTACCCATCATTGCAATACCTTCAATGATGTTAGGGGCAACTGTTGTTACGCCTTGTATATGTTGTAACATTGCCGCACCATTGGTAAATGTATCTGTGGCGCCCAACAAGTCTTGTGGTTTAAATCCTGCACGAGCTTTTTTACTTGCTTTGAGTTCGGGGCGCAGGCCAGGCAATTCATCGTTGTCCCATTTGTGCATCATACTGGGAAGAATCTCTTCAAAGTATTTGCCAAAGTATAAAGGTTTATTGTTTGGCCCAACAAACTGTGCAAGTGCAAACCCACGATGACGTGACGTTGGTTTATTTGCCCAGACAATCGGGTTGCCTGCTTGTGCAACTGCCTGCTGATCAACATGTGCTACATCAGCGGTTAAAGAATCTGCATCCGGGTATTTGCCCACCGGGGGATAACTTTGTACACCCTGGAATTGGTAGGGGTCGCCTTGCGTGGCTTTAAATGTGTTACCCACAACTGCGGTAAATGGAGGATCGTTGGGACTACGTGCATAGATGCCGCGGCCTTCAAGTAAAGTAGTGATAACGTCAGAAATTTTCATAATAAAGTATTTATTACTTACGTTCTATATCGTCTTCTGAGCAGTCTGTGCCGTACTGTATTTCCACTATTGTGCATGGTTCTGCGTATGAATTGCTTAGTTTATGCCATTCCCCCTGTGGTACACGATAATTTTCATGAGTTTTTAGCTCTACCCCGGGTAATCTATATCCATTGGGTAAGTAGCTTTCTGCAAAAGCTCTGCCACTGCTAACATGCCAATATTCGTGTCTATTTTGATGTCGTTGTAAACTAATACTCTGCCCAGGGTCTAAGGTCAGTTCCTTGACTTTGGTGCCAGAAACCTCATGTAACACACGGTAATATCCCCACGTGCGCTCAGTCTTGGGTGCTTTCCACTCCTCGAGGATCCATGAACTACTATTGGCCTTAACTTCTCCACCTACACCAAAAGCAAATATAACTTCTGGTACATCCATTTCTGGAATATTATCTTCTGTACGGTCGCCGCCGTTGGCAAAAATAATATCTGCGTAAGGAAATTCACGTTTAACCCCCACTAACAAATCACGAGCCGATCCATCATCGTCATTAAAGGTCATTGTAGCGTGTACACTTTTCAATGCCCCAATTATTGTTCTACGTTCGCCAATTGGCATAAACGCACGACTTTTTTTACGCTCAAGCCAGGCGTCGCTGTTAACGCCAACAATGAGCATATCGCCCAATGTGGCGGCTGCATTAAGATACGCAATGTGTCCGCTGTGTACGGGATCAAACCCGCCTGTGCATACAACTATTTTCATATTAGTTTGTTATTTGATAAAGTCCACGGTCTAACCAACGCACAACTAAATCGTCTAATCGTGCATGGCCGTATTTGTTTACACTAGCCACGAGGTAGTCATTGATTAATTTCTTTTCTGCTAGTTCATACCATGTGGTGTGTTCTGGCATAGGGTCGTAACTTGATGCGTAGACTGCGGCATACAACCAAGGACTGTTTTCTTTTCTATAAAAGTATGCATCGTTACAATCAAACCCAGATATAGCTAACAGGTATATTAAATTTAAAATATTGTAACTATAATACTGCCCGTGGTGTGTTTCAATTTGTAATCTATTATTTTTTAAGTAGGTGGTTTGCGGAACCATCATTACTAGCATACCATTGACATTTAAACTATTTTTCCAACTTGCTAAACATTTAATAGGATTCCTGGCATACTGAAATGCATCATGACTCCATATTAAATCAACTTTCTTTGGAAGTATCTTTGCTTCAAAGTCACCTTTAAAAGGAATAACATTTTTATTTTCTAAGACATGTGGTTCAATTTTACTAATGTCTTGATCAACTGCATAGACGAGGAAGTTTCTGGGTTCCGGCGGGTCATCTCTAGTTTGCAATGTGGCCCACCAGTGTGAGTCAAGTCCTTGACCACATCCCAGGTCGGCAATTGTTTGTATACCATCTAAAAAGCTGTCGTAGCCGTAGATTGTGTCTAACACTTCTAAACTATGTGCGTGACTGTCGTATGCGTTTTTAAATAGTGCCATGCTTTAGTACTTCAAATATTAATTTTTCTTTTAACTGCTTTAGTCTTGGTTCAAGTTGGTGACATGCTTCGGCAATTTCAATATCTGTTCCCCATCCGCGTTGAGTGGCTAGATTATAAGCAAACGTAGCACATCTATCTTTTTCTAATTGCACATCAACAGCATTGTGTTTTGGGCGTGCCTGCATACACAAATTAAATTCTTCTAATAAGTGGTCTGCTTGACTGTACCAGTTCATTATACTATAACATCTTCCATGCCAGCAGTCCTTAGACGAACTACGTGACCAAGCATAAAGTTTTTACTCTCTATGCCTTTCATTACACCTAACCATTTGTTGCGTACCAACGCAACTTCGTTGATGATAGTTTCCATGTCGATTACTTCATCCTCAGCTTCTGCATATTTTTCAGCATCTCTGCTAGTTAATGCACGGGCATAGGCTTCAAGGTATTTTTTGTAATGGGTTTGCTTGATCTTCCGTAACTGAATATTAAGAAAATTTAATACAGCTTCAATCTCTTGTAGTTGATTAAAACGTTGTTCTGTAACGCCAGGCAAATTACTTAATGCTCGCTCAACATTACCCTGAATCTTAATTTCACCCCTGGCTAAGATAAGTTCATTTTCGTAATAGTCAATAAAGTTAGGAATCTCACCTAAGTTAGTAACAACTCTGTTATACCACATTGTTAGTCTTCGTAGTCGTAGGGTTCTTCTTCGTCGTCATCTGTTAAGTATTCCTTAAGAGCACGTTTTAGGGTGTTATTAGTGCCACCAAACTCACGCAACTCCTGGTCACCCAACATATCAACCATAATACTCATTAAATTATCTGCACATTCCTGGCGATCTTTTTGTGGAATATACTGTGACATAATAGTGTACATTTCGCTTAATACATCTACATCAATACTCATAATGTTTTACCTTCTGCAATTAATTGTTTAACTCTACCCATGGTTATTCTACCAGCAAATAAACTTGCGTCATCAACAATACTATGTATCACAATTTGTTCTAAATCAGATTTTTCTAATAGAGTATTAATTGCTTTGAGTACGTTGCTAGAATTTCTTGTTAGTGTTTCTTTTGCTACTTTACTCAATGGATATATATTAACTACGCCATTGACAAATTCGTACATATATTCCGAATGAAATAAATCTACATCTAGAACTGATTGGATAGTATTGTTTATATCTACACTAAACACTTTATTTCCCGATATTGTATCTAATCTCTCTCTACCCAAAAAATGGTAAACACCGTGATCATCAACTCTAACATAATCGTGTGTGCAAAAATATCCATCATTATCTAAATTTTTTGTGTATTTGCTTTGGCTAGGTGATCGAACCCAAAGTTTGTCATCAACAATTTTAATGTCAACTCCCTTTGTAATTTTACCTAGTCCCGATGTATAAACATCGTGTTTGTTAGAAGCAATTTCTAATTCAAATAACGGACTTGCAGCTAAAAAGGTACCAAAGCAACTATAAATTTTATCCGCGCCGCAATTGAATATACTGTCCATTAATTTTGGTGTCGGTGCGAACCCGGCTGTAAAAACTGTACATCCTTTGAATGCATTAATAGGGATTTTAAAATTTGGATGCCATTCTGTTAGCTTTAAATGCACTTCGTAAAAGAATACTTTGGTAAAAATATTTCTACAAGCAAGAAATACCACATCAAAAAATCCATTAAGTGTGTATAACATTGCACCTGCAAACAATGGACCTAACACCGTTTGTGTTATCAGTCCGATGTGCGTAATGCCATTCATTGCACCGAATCTGTCTTCGGTATTATACATATGAGTGCATAGTAACCCGCCGTGCATAAATCTTCCGGATGTGTGTGCAATTTTAGAATCAGGGAAACCATTGATTTCACCTGTGATCAAATCTGCGTCCGGATTAATTAAGTTGGGTACATAGGTAGGCATTGTAGATTCAAAATCTTGGGTGATATCTGCTTCATTTAAAACATATAACGGTATACCATTTAATGGTCCTCGATTTGGGTCACGTTGGTCAAACCAATCTGATTCAAAAAACGGATTGATAAAATGCATATCTGCGCCTGCAGATCTACGTAGGAACGCCTCGGGTCCATCAATCAAGTTTGATGTTGCAATTAACACACCACATTCAGCTGATGCAAAAAATAATGCAATAGTATCAATGCTAGGGTTGCTAGCAATCAAAATAGTTTTGTGGTTATGTTTCTTTAAATAATTTTTCCAATATTGTACTCGATTAAGAAAATATTGTTTATCTCGTTTAATAAATTTTAAATCCACAATAGATGCATTGTTGTGGATTAACTCAGCCGATGTAAACGGCTTTGTTGTATCTATCATTCTTCTTCCTTATCTATCACCGGCTCTTCTACATTAGTTGTTTTATCAAACATGTGTGGGTTAGAAGTAATATTTGCCATTACAGTATCCAAACATCCGTCATCATTGCGTTCCCAACCTTTACGGAACTTCTTAATAATCTCGCCTTCGGCTGTTGTGTAAAGCAAGCTGTTACCTTCTTTCTTTAACAGTCCTTTAGCTTCAATCAGGTCAGTTAGACCCGAATAAGGGTTCATTCCTGTTTCGTATGGGATCTTAACTTGTACGCTTTCAAACGGTTTAGCATAACGTGTTTTCATGATTTTACATGCGGCACGGATACCTTTGACTTCAGAAATCTTGTTGCCATCCTCATCTTCCTTGAGCTTTAGTTTACGCATAGCAACCACGATAGAACTTGCATAGATGAAACCTTGTCCACCACTAATCTTGTCATCTGGGTCAAACATATCTTGACTAGCGTATGTATGGTTGGTTGCGACCAACCCCAGATTCAAATCACCAAACATGTTTACGCAATTACGAACTAATGCTGTAAGTGCTTTGGGCTTACGACCCATGTCACCTTTCATGTCACCTGCATTAAACTGGTTAACGTCAGTTGGCGTCAACAACATGCCCAAAGAGTCAAGCACAAACAAAATCTTAGGGCGGCCTTCTTCAGGCAACGTTTTATATTCTTTAACAAACTCGCTGATCATTTTAGCAACATCGTCAATCATCGCCATGTTCAACTTTAGTAGTTTGTCCTCGCTTGTATCAACGTTCAATGCGTGTAACCACTTTTCATCTAGGGCGTTTTCTGTGTCAATTAAGATAGGAAAGATTCCTTGCTTTTGTGCATTGGCAACCAAGTTACCAGAACAAATAAAGCTCTTGCCTGCCCCTGACTCGCCGGCGAATACAGTGACCTTGCCTAGCGGAATTCCTTTGTTAAAGTCCCCACTGATCAAATAGTTTAGTGCAAAGTTGTTTGTTGAGACCCAATCAGTTGGGTCATTAAACCCCACACTAAGTCCTTCAATTGATTTTGTAATGCTTTTACGAAATTTGCTTACGTCAAATGGTTTTGCCATGATAATTTTCCTTTAATTTAAATTTTGTATGTTTGAGATTTATCAACATAATAATATTGAACGGTAGCAAGATTGCTAAAATTCAATAATTCCCGAGTCAGTGTGTCTTGCATGCTACAAAACTTTTCGTACACATATTCTCTATAAGTTAGAACTTGTAGACAATTATTTTCAACTTTAATTTCAAAATCAGACATGCCAATGTTAGTATCCAGTACTGTGCCACATAAAAATTCTTCTATATCGCTGATATAAAGATTGTTGATTTTTTCTTTCCCTTTTAATACCAATTGTCCATTTGTGTTATCGACAACGTTCTTAGTATTATGCCACAAATCATCCGACTTGTCAAGATATTTGATTAACAATTCATTGTCCTGATTCAGAGTGTAGTCAATACCTGGTATCAATGTCCCTAATGTACGCGAATACAAATCAGATTTTGATGAAGAAATTTCGTTTACAAATAGTGGTGCAATATCCGCAACAAATATAGTCTGTATCTTTTGTGCGCCCCGCATTAATGCCCAATCCAATACATCCGGTGGGGGGAGTTTTCCGGTTGTCATCATAGTAGTATTGTTAAATTCGAATGCAAAAGATTTCTTACCAAACGGACTAAACTTGTTTATGTTTTGTTCCATTAGGCAGAGTGTATGTAAATGCATTGGGTACAGTCCGACAACATCAACAATACCTTTATATAGTAGACTACTTAAATCTATTAGATGAGCACAGGCATAAATGTTAGTTCCCGCTAATACAGGGGATAGCAACCATACTGCATTAGTTTTTAAGTTACTTATGTGTTGGATAGTAGCAATATTTTGTCCTATGCTAAAAAGACTCTTACCTAATAGTCCTGCATAGATAAACTCTCCTACTGTATATACATCTGTTCCATTGATAATAAATGGTGCTTGTATATCTATTTCATTTTCTTTATAACTATTTCCATGATAGCCTAATTGCAAATTGTCAGCTATTAATACAGATTTTGAATTTCTATCATTGTGTACCTGTTTCTTGCAGTAACCAATTATAGCCATATCAACACTAGCAGTTACTGAGTGATGCTCTGTGATGTTTATTGATATTGATTTTTCAAAACATGCAAACATAATAGCAGTTTGTGTTATTCCTTGATAACACAATAGATTCACTGACGTAACTCGATGCTGTGTAAAGTAATCTTTCCAATACTGTATACGTTGTAATAGTTCGGTCTTATCCACCGTGATATAATTAAAATCATATACTGTAGTGCTAGTATGAATTAACGTATTACTTGAGAGCATATAATTCTTTAAAAATTTTACTACTATCAAGGTGTCTGCGTTGATCTAATTTAGAAAGTTCATTAAATGATGCTGGTAAATTCTTTGTCCATGGCTCATCTAAGTATGATAGAATGTTTCTATAACTGTTCTCTAATAGAAACCCGGGTCCAAGATCAATGCGCCTGGCAAATTCTTGTTTGAGTTCATTTATCGTTCCAATTGGTAAGTTGCGTACATTAAGATATTCTGGCGTGACAATTCCGCCGATGATAAAACTATTATTATGAAAACCTAACCCTTGTAGGTACTCAACACAGTCAAACAAACTGCGATAGTTTAACAAAAAATAAAGCATATTGAAACTTATCTTATGATTAAGACTCTTGATAATTGTTAGGCTGTCAAGAAAGTCTGTCCAAGATCCACCATAACGAATGTATTCATACTCTGCTTCTATGGTTTCTAAACTAACTGTCCAGTGTACGTTTTTAAACTGGCAGACTAAGTCAAATACTCGTGTATCTGTTTTACTTAGGTTGCTGTTAATTCGTAGGTTAACCGCGGGATTAGTTTTAAGTAATCGTTCCAGTAGTTCTACATTCTCTTTCATTAATAATGGTTCGCCGCCAGCAAGGTACACATGGTTTAATTGTGCAGAACGTTCAAATATATAATCTTTAAATGTGTCACGCTGTGCTTCTGTAGGGGTTTCTTGCTGTATGTTTAACTCACTGGCCCATTTACTGCTAAATCTAGGAAAACAATATACGCAGGCAAAGTTACATAGATTAGTCCAACGTATATCAGTCTTATGTAAATCAAATGTATTTGGACTATCATACAATGTGCGATCTACGTGTTTCATTTCTTTCAGATAGAATACGCGGTCACTGATTATATCAAAACTACGTTCATTCTTTTCTAAAGTATAACAAGTATCGCAGGTAGCGCAGGCTTCACCTGAGCGCATCTGCGTCTTATTCATTGTGTTAACGGCGCCAATGACAATTTCTTCTATGCTGTTATCTTTAATATTACCTATCTCTCCTGTGCTACGAATACAGTTCTTAACTGCACCATCATAGTTGTACATGAGCCCAGTCCACGGAATGGGACAAAAGTTTTTATTGGTTAAGTATTCTTTACTCTCCATAATAAACTTTTCTATAATCTTGTTCTATGTCGATGTTACGTAAAGCATTTTGTTCTACCAGATGCTTTTCAAATGTATCCGAATTATCTTCACCAACAGCAATGTGCTCAGCAATAGGATGATTACCTAGTTTGTCTTTAGCCTTTAGTGTTAGGCCGTTTTTATGTTTGACACTAAGAACATCGGGGCTGTGTAATAATGCATAAGAATGATTAAACTCATATTTCTTAACAAAGTCAAAAATTTCTATTAGGTTACAAACATTCAATACGCTAACTGTGGTCCACAAATTTAAATCATGCAAGTCCATGGACTTATATGTCATTAGGTTATTATAAAACTTATCCCATTTAATAGGCCAACGTAGATAATCATGGTATTCATTGATGCCATCCAAACTTACTGTTACTGTAACTTGTACTCTGCGATCTATAATTGACTGTAACTCGGGCATAGCAATACTGCAATTTGTGTTGATACGAATTGATTGTACATTTGCAGGAAGGTTAGCTAGAACTTGTTTGTAATTTTTACTGGCACTAGGCTCGCCACCATTAATATCTAAATGTGTTATCCTATCCTGTGGTAATTGCCAAAACTTATTAGTGTTATCAATGATTGGATATTCTTTACCATATAGACTACCAATTTTTGTACTACAATTAGGATTACAAGTTTGACAACCACTATTACATATATTGTCTAAGACTCCGCCCACACATAGATAATCTTTTTTCTCTTGTGTTAAGTCAAACTCAACAGCATTTAATCTAATGCTTGTTTTATTAATTTGCTCAGTTTGTTGACAACGAATACACTCTGGCGGGAATGTACCATTTAGGAACGAATGCTCTAAATTACGTTGCCACCCACTGTCGTTCATTTCTTCAATCGAATCGAACTGCGGAGGTGCGACCATATGACCGCATCTGCTTACTCGGCCGCTGGGGTTTAATCTTACAAAATGCTTTATTCTAGGACACCACATAAATCAATTGAACGCTGTATTACTTCTTTATATACCATTGGGTATTCTGATTTAATTGTACCAACAATTTCGTCAAAGCTCACCGTTTTACCTAATAAATTATTAATTAAAACTTTGTCTATTTCTAAATAGAAATGCACTTTGTCGTTGTTTTCAAAATACTCAACTAGTTCAGGGTCAGGTTCAGATTGATTTCTAACTTCTGAGGTTATTGTACTTACGTAATGCAATGGCTTGATAGTTATCTTTGCTGTAGTATATCTACGTAAATTAACTAGCCAATGAAACTGGGGGCAAAAGTGTCTATTTAAAAATAAATGATTCTCAACAAAGTGTAGTGCAGTTGTTCTATGCAATTTAGGATCTAATGTATCCAAGTACGTTTGTACCCCAGATATAAATCTTTCAAATGGATTTCTAACTAGCACTTCGACTTCGTTTATTCCCTGTATTTCATCTTGATTGAGGAGTCGAAGGCCAGAGTTCATTAAAGAACTACTGGCATTTTTGAAAATCGGATAGATGTACCGCTGTGACGGAACTATTTCTAGTACATCACAACGGTCCGGGAATATAATGTTATCTAATTGCGATAACATCGGAGTCTTACTGCTTACGGTTTCGAATCATTGCCAAGATATCCTCAGCACGTTGATTTGATGGTTTAGCTTGAACTGGTGCTGTAGGAGCAGGAGTTTCATCCACATCAAATGGTGGGATGTCGTCTTCTGTGACTACCGGAGCCTTAGCCACTGGAGCAGGGGCACTGGCTGTGCTGTCTGCAGCAGGCTTGTTGCTTTGGAAGCCCGCAGGCTTAAAGTATGCACCCCACTTGTCAGCGTCGTATGCTTGGCCATCCACAGATGCTTCAAACATCTCTTTCATAACCTTCAACTCTACATCGCTGGGCTTCTTGGGCAAGAAGTCTGCCAGGTCATACAATCCAAACTTCTCAATTGCTTCTGCTTCATCGGCAGTTACAGCAGTTTCTTTACGTGCCCATGTGCTGGTGTTGTAATCAGCATACCCGCCTTTGCTGGTCTTCTTAATAGAGAAGTCCAAGCCCGCGGCATAATCTGTTGGGAGGTTTTCCATTTCTGGGTCCATCAATGCGTTCTTGATCAAGTTAAAGATCTGTGGGCTAATGATGAAACGACGAATTGGATTCTCTGGTGTCTTGTCATCTGACAATGGATTGTCATGTACAAACCCTTGGAACAAGTAACTACGTTTCTTCCAATACTTACGACCCATTTCTTCGAGATTGGGATCTTTAAACCAGGTGCGAACCTCTGCAAGAATTGGGCAGGACTCTCCCCACATTTCAACACATGGTACTTGTACAATCACAGGCTTACTGTCAGACTGGCCTTTGATGCCAGCAAACGGAAGTTTGATCATTGCACGTTCAACCCAGAAGAAAGAATTCTTTGAGTTTGCGTCAGGTAGAAACCGTACGCGAGCTGTTGTGTTTTCGGGAATATTCCAGTGAGCGTAAATGGCGTTATCGCCTTGCCCTTGTGAGTCACCGCTTTTGCGGCCTTCTGATGCTTGTAGTTTTGCGCGAATCTCTGCTAATGTCATTGCCATGATATATGTCCTTTATAAATTAAGATGGTCTTTTTGTGTGCCTGAATGTATACAGCACTCTCGCAGTATACAATACTATTTATCTAAATCCTAGAGATTTGGTAAATTTATTTTTTTAATCCTGCCAAACTTTTTAGGAAGTCTAGATTGTCGGATTCTTTAACAACTGGATTTTCTAGTGGCCAATCCATTCCGGTTGCACCATACTCACGTGAGTTGTCCGGTTGTGGACTTGTTTGTGGTGCAAAATTGGTTTGAGCATCACGTCCTGTTTTTTCTAAAGTTGCTTTTACTTGTGCAAATATAGCTGGCATGTTATCTTGTAACCAGGCTTTGACCAATGGTGTTGCATCTGCGTCGGGGCCTTGCGAACCAGCAAGATCTGTAATTTGTGCGTTTAACTCATCGCTACCAATCAATTGGGATAAGTCACTGGTGGCATCCAGGCCGTCCATGCCAACTTTAATTGGGCGTTGCAACAATACCTTTAAGGCTTTAACTTTATCTGCTGTGTCCGGAATACTCCAAGTGCCTTCTGTTACTGTGTCTGCCCATTCTTCTAGCTCGCTACCAAGTTGGCCTGCGGCTTCAGCTTTTTGTTTTTTGTGAGCACGGTATACAATAGGTAGCGCATCAGTAAAACGATCATCGTAGACCTTTTTAACAAAGCGTTCTTTTAATGCATCGACGTCGATATCTTCATTGTCCAAATCTTCCGGATGATATCTTTCTTTAAATTCATCGTAGTGACGCTTAGATGCTAGGTGTCGTAGACTGCCTTTTACTTTTTGGTAATGCTGAATTGCAGATCGTGACATGTCTGCTGTTTCTTGATCTTCAAATTGTCTATTCTTTGTGGCACGCACAAAATGGCGCATTGCACTCATTTCGTAGACCATAGTATTAATACATTCTGCAATATCGTCATACATACTACCACCCTCACTGAGGTGGCGTGCCATTGCGCGGGCACCATGCAAGTTAGTGTGGTCTAAACGGAACCGTTCTCCACGGCCGGTTTCAATGAAAATTGATTCAATTTGACGGCTACGAGAACCATGCACATCATCATTGACCATGCTGGTATGTTTAATCATTACGCGACATTCGCCCATGTCAGCATAGCTTTTATGCGACGTGCCGTATAAGCGGCTTTCACTCATTGACACATCTTTTGCTGTTGCTACAATATCTGTTTTAGCTTGTTGTTTAACATCTTGTAATTCTAAATTGGATTTATTAATATCACGAACATCAAACGTTTTAAGTATAGGATGTCGTTTTGTAAATTTTCTTAAATTTCGCATAAATGCGTACCATTCTAGTCGTTGGTCGCGGTCCATGTTCTTTGTGATATTTTGCGAAAAGTATACTTTTAAACTTTTTTCGTCTACTAGACTTAACGTTACCTGACCGTATTCTGTGCCAGATGTGTCAGTATAGGTAAAATTAAAAAATCGTGCCTGGGTGGGATCTTTTGTGTCATTGGCGGTTTCGTTGCCCAATGTAACAGCAGGAAAACGCGAGCGTACTTTATTAAATAGCTCGTCGGATATGGATTCAATTTCTTTACTCATAATACTATTTAGTGTTCTTTATTACATTCCGCTTATCATAATAAACGGCATTGGTTCTATAAATGTGTCTGCATTATCCCGCAGTTCTGCATCAAAACTTGCATCAAAATTCTGCATAAATTGCACCATGCGTACAACCAACAATGTACTCATTACCAAATCGTCGTGCTCACCAATTTTTGCAGCATAACTTGTTCCGCTGGCAACAAAGGTTTTTAACTCAGATATTAATGCTTTACTGGCAATGGCCATACGTTTAGTCTCAACCAAACTTTTTAATTTGGCACAGGCTGCAAGTTTTGATTTATTGGTTGTAGTAAATCCTTTACGGTGTCTACTGTTTCCGGCTTTTTTGGGCTCGCTTAAGAATATACCTGGAATATTTTCTTCTCCAATTTCGTTGATGGCAACCAGGGCTGCTTCGCCCAGGGTATTGTTTTCTACACTATAGTACACGTTGTTGTTGCCCGCGGTATCTGCCAAATACTGACATATTTCTCTAAGAATAACAACCTGTCTCTGAACAATTGTTTTATTATGGCTCCATTCGCCAACTTGTTTAAATCCTGGTAATTCGAATACCTGTATGGCTGCGGGATCTGATCCTGTGCCCAGACTAGGATCTAATCCAACCACGTATGTTCTATCTTTTTCAGGTTTCTTATACCAACGTATTTGTCCCTGTTTTTCAGTTGGATCTATGCCTGCCATTTCAACTAGGTGTAAAGGATTAATCAACGTTTCATCAAAGATAATAAATTCGCATTCCATTTCTCGACGGAAACGTTCTTCGCCCAACTGCGCCCGCATGCCCGATGCCCATTTTTCATCACGGTCTGGATGTTCTTGCCATTTGCTACGGTATGCTTTAAATCCGTTGACACCGATATCAGTTTCGTTGCCAAAATCATCAAAACATTTATTGGCACTACGCCAAATTTGTGCAAACTGGTCTTCATCACTGTTTGGCGTTGATGTAATAATACACTTACCACCTGTACTCAACGTAGGTGTAATACTAGTCCAAAACTCACTTGCAATGGTAGGTCTTACAAACGCAAACTCATCACAGTATAATAATGATATACTCATACCACGACCTGTGTTTTCTGTGGTTGTTTGACTTACAATACGACTACCATTTTCAAAGTCCAACGATCCTTTGTTGTAACTAGTAACTCCTGCCCGGATAAAGTTTGGACAGTTTTCATATGCATAACGGATACGTTGCATGATCTCTTGTGCGCCAAGGTATTTGTGTGCGGCCACTAGGATGGTCGAATCAGGGATAAACATTGCATACCATAGCAAGTACCCTGCAGCCGATGTTGACTTACCAGTCTGTCGCGGCATCATTGATATCGAATAACGGTAGTTATGGTAAGTGTGTAATAACTTTTTTTGGTATTCAAACGGATGATATTGAATACTACCCTTGGTTGGATGTTGGATGTAAAAGTAATTATCCATAAAATATTCTGGCCCAGAGTCTGGGTCAGCACATTTAGCAATCTCCCGAATTTGTTGTTCGGTATAAGACATCTTTTGATAAGGTGTCTTGATAATTGCTGATTCTAGGTCTTTACTCATAATGAAGTTTTGTATATAATATAAGTATATTTAACATCAATCAGAAAACGGTAAATCAAAATGTCAGATACCTTGTTGCTAAACAGTAACTATGAACCAATCAGCATCTTGCCATTGAGTGTAATCAATTGGCAACATGCAATCAAATTAATGTACTTGGGTCGTGTTCATGTACTTGAAACATATCCAAATTGGTTAATTCACAGTGAGCATATAACCATCAATGTTCCCAGTGTCTGTGTAACAAAAGAATACTTTCATTACAAGAAGAATGTTAAGTTTAGTAGATATAACATGTATATGCGCGACCTGTTTAAGTGTCAGTACTGCGATGATGTATTTGACTTCGACGAACTAACCATTGATCATGTAGTGCCTCGTTCTGAGGGCGGTACTACTAAATGGGAAAACTGTGTAACTGCATGTAAACCTTGTAATCACCGCAAAGGCTCGAGTACTAAAATTAAACCAATGGTTAAACCTTATAAGCCAGACTACTACAGTCTTGTTAACCGCTGGAAGGAAATGCCCTTTACTGTAAAGCAAGAATCATGGAATCAGTATCTAGGAATTAAACGCCCGGTTGCTGCGTAGGCAGGCGGTATTGAGGATTCTTTTCTAGATACGCTTCAACGTGATCTTTAAGACTTCCATTTAAAAATGGTTTAGTAAAGTTAATTATAAACCAAAGGTCGGAACCTGGCATTGCATGATATTCACGCTCCATGTTCCTTCTTTCTTGTGCGGTGTTACTTATGTTACTACCAACCGGACTTTCAATACCTGCGTCAATTGCCTGTGGAACTGTGTTTTGTCCAGTGTACATGCCAGCTTCGGCTTCTGTGATTGGCATTCCTGCCAGTCGTTTTAATTCGTTTAAATCCGCTAGGTCCATAACTGCGTCTTGTTCCCCAGTCTCACCTTGAGGAACAAAATGTTCGCTGGTTATGCGATACTGTTTCATCTTAGTTTAGTAATAGCACCAACTTTGCGTGTCGGGCTCACTCGATGTATTTCCGGCGATTCAATGCTTGCTTTTTCTCTGCTGACTTGATGTTTACTGTGATCGCCGACATGTGTGGCAGCATTGTCAATCATTTCTTCTTCTATGGGATGGTACGGACTAGCCACCGGATTACCTGCGGCCCAGTTCTCATCTCCTAAATTCATACTTTCAACATTGCCTGCGCCGGCACCCGCAATGGCTTTCATAAACTGTGAATGTTTATATGCGCTACCGTGATACATGTTTTGATCAGGCATGGTAAAAGTATTGCTCATTGATTTTTCAACGCCATCGTCGATGACATTCTTTTTCATACCAGATTCAGTGATGATGTCTTTGATTTTCATTTTTTCTTCTTGTTAAGTGCAATAGGTTCCCGACCTCTGGCAATACTTTGTTTATTGATCATATCCATCTCTTGAGATTTTTTACCTGAGATTTTAGCAGGTGTAATTCCCATTCCTTTGGCAGCAAATTCAATTTTTTCTGCATCTGCGCTGGTGTACGCCAGTGTAATAAGCTGACCACCAATTGGGCCAACATCTGCGGTTTCAATATCCGGAGACCCGGCTAGCAATAATCCAAATCGATATTGTAGATACGGAACATTACCGTTATCTAGGTCGGGCCAAGACTGAGCACCAGTTGCACCTTTTTGGAACGATTTACGTAGTTGTGTGCCTTTTGCGTTTTCAGTTACAATTTCATTAATTTTCATATATTACCATGCCCTGCAAGACCAATAACGTGCTTTGGTACGGGGACCAGGATTAGCACAATTATGTCTAGCGCGAAAGCTCTTGCGGTGCTTGGGGCTAGTCTTTTTGATACGCATTTTTTTATCACCAAAGTTCACTTTAATTATTTTTCCCGTCTTGGGATTTTTTACATAAACTTTAGATTTTTTAACATCACCGGCCATTGGTTTACCTAGCGGTACATTTCGGCCTTGATATTCAGCTTCGTCAACCTCGTCTTCAATCTCAACAATAGCGTTATCTGAAACTTTCTTGTTAATAAAGTCGTACACACTAGACGCTTTATCACTGTCGCTTTCTAATAGTATTCCTGTTGCAGTTAATATTTCAAGCACTGATTCATTGACAGCAATGACTATGCCATCGTCAACCAATTCAATGACTTCGGATTCTACCAATGACAATTCATCAATGATTAAATCAAAGTAATCACCCACCACTGGGTTGTGGCTAGCGTACTCTGCTTCTGACAAATAATCTGTTAAAGATTTTTTCATCGTACAGACTTTTTAATGCTTTCGTACTCCGCGGCTAATTGTGCTTCAAGCGCAATAACAGCTTCATTGGCAGGCTTTGCCAATGCATTATCGCCGTTGTTCATTGTAGGACGATCTGGGTGCATAGCTTTCTCGCCGTTGTCACCTTCGCCGGGGCCCATTGTGCTGGCTCTCATTGAGTAGTATTTTTCATCAGGGGCATTAACTGGGTTTGCACCTGCATCGTCGACTTCAATGCCTTCGTCGGCAACAACATCCATTTGCGGCTCACCAACTTCGGGTTGTGACATTTGGCCTGCACCGCCGCCTAGGCCGGCCAATGCCAACATCTGCATTAGTGCTTCAGCTTCTGCACCATTGGCTGTAACTGTAACACTCTTGTCACCGTTACTACTCATGTTTGTACTAACGTTAATATTGCTGTTGGAATCATCTTCCATACCACATTCTTCCATGCCTTCTTCTTTGACAGGAAGATTTTGTCCGCCTGTGGTAATACGTTGTTGGCTGTTAGGAATGTCATCTAATTTCTTTTGACGAACCTCGTTGCCATATGCATTACCTTCGTCGGCCATTGTTGCACCGGTAATTTTATCTGCATAAGTGATTTCGTCTTTGGGTTCTGCTAATGCAGCAAACTTGGCTTTATCAACATTCTCGGCCACAGTTAACCCGGCCAAACGTGCTAGTTCATTTAATTCTTCATCTTCATTATAATGATTGCCACCAACTTGTTGCTTTAGTGGATCTAGAATTTTGTCATCATCAGGGTGTCCAACTACGTCCATGAACTTTTTACCCATTGACTTGGCTCGGTCTAAGAATGTAGGTTGTGGTGCAGGGCTTGCAGGGAATTGTGGTGCAAAACTATCACCACGTTGTGCAGCTTCATCGGCAACCATTCTACCATGTGCGCCTTTGATTTCCATGCAATCACGCAACAGTTCACTCATGTGCCCTGTTTCTTTGAATGTATTCATGTCATCGCTTAATTCACCCAACATCTCTTCAACTGTTTGATGTTTTTCTCTAAGCATAGATTGTAAGTTAACACCTTCGGAAATGCGGCTTAATTTTGTACTCATTGTCTTTAAACTTTCGTCCATAGAATGTACTACGCCTTTCTTACCTTTTGGTGGCTCACCAGGAACACGACCAAACGGATCATTAAATTTCTTACCAAACTGTGGTAGGCTTGCTGCGGATCTTTCGCTGTCGGCTTTCTTTGGGCGACCACGTTGTCCTGCGGGATTCTTCGCTTTAACTGGAGTTGCGCCAGTAAAGTCTGGGTCATTGTAATAGCTACGTCCGTATGTATCTGGACCTTTGGTTACAGTCTCTCCCACTGGGCCACGTGTGTCCGGAATGCCAGCAGCTTTATAAGCATCTTCGCGATCACTGTAACCCGGAATGCCGGACTTCATATCTTTGGTTGCTTTACCGATTGCGGCTTTTTCTTTTGCAGAAGCATTGCTGGCATTAACATGTTTCATCGTAGATCGAGCTTGATGACTAGTTTCTTGACACGTGCCAGCTTCGCACATCACACACTCATCCATTTCTGGTTTGCCATACAAGTGAGTAGTAGATCCCATTGGGCTCACGACGTGAGCTTCGTCAAATACTTGGCTCGTAGAATAACCGTCTTCTTCTGGATTCGGAACATTATTGTTAATCCACATCTGTGCTTGTTGTTCGTTGGAAAACGGTCCGGCAACACGATCTGCATCGCCGGATCTTAATTCTTGTGTGACATACCATCCAGGCGCTTGGCTTTCATTAAATTGCTTTGCTAACTTGGCCTCGACTCGGTCAACACCACTAAGGATAGATCCTTGAGCTTCAACACTTTCGTAGATACGTTTAACTGTGTCTGCACGAGTTTGGTCCGGTGTAGGCTTTAGTGCATTTAGTTTGCCTAAGATGCTGTAAATGTTATCGTGTGGGTGATTCTGGCTCATTATTTCTTTCCTTTTAAGGGATTATACATTTTATTCTGTTGAGTCATTGGACTTGCGCTACCAGTTGGAACAGAGTTTGTGTCTTTAACTGCTTCAGTGTTTGGTGAAGCATATTCAAACTTACGGCTTTCTAATTCTTTTAACAAACTGCCGATGCGACTTTGACCTGCCAGGGGCTGACCGTCGGCGTCACATTTTAAATCAGGTTGTTCAAGCAATGCGCCAGTGTTATCTGTGCCATATGCTTCAGCTTCGTCTGTGTAGTTTGCTTCGTTCAAGTTGCGAACACAAATCCAATCAGGATTTATTTGAGCACGTTCTTTGATCAATTGGCGTACTGTTACTGTGGTGGCAGGGTAGGCAACTTTAACATCAAATTGCCAGCACTCGCAAGGGCCGCCCCACTGTGGGAATTCTCTGTGTTCTTGTATTGGAAGGCTTTTCACTGGGCTAACGCTTTCAAGTTGGAAAGACTCAAGGGCATGTTTAATCTTGTCCATGACCTCACCTTGTGGGTTAACACCGGCCAACTTAATGCGGAATTCATACGGCTTGCTAAGTTCGTATATGTAAGTTTGGAATGGTTTCATCATTATAATCCTATATTCTATATTTAGTCGAAAAGACTTATTTGTCTTGCTTGCCTAATATCTGTTTAAGCAGTTCGTTGCGATCTAAAACAATGCCTTGTCCCTCAATTGGGGCATCGCTTTCCGCAGCTTTGCCTGCGTCTTTTTTAACTTGGTGATCATGCTTGGCTTTGGCTAACTGTAGCTGTACCATTTTTAGCTTTTTATCTAATTTTGCTGTTTTAGCAGTGATACTGTGCCCAAACATTTGACTTGCTGTTTGTAATATAACACCGGCAAAGCGTGGATCTACATTCATCCCCAGATCAATTAAATCTTGTGCTCGATCTTTGGCTAGTGCGGCTAGTTCATCTAGTTCTTGATCTCCGGTATCTAGGTCATGGACTCCGGGTAGTGCAGCATCAATTTTATCAATTGCTGAATTTACTTCAGACAACAATAATTTGTTTTCCTCTATCATAGCCGCAGATTCTTCAGGCGTAGCATCAAAGCTAGGTAGGTTTAACAGTTCTTCAAGTTTTTTGGTCATACCAATATTTATTTGGCACGGCCCTGGTGGAACAAATCATTTTCCGTGATAATACGGAATTTAACGTTGTTGGCCTTGCACCAAGCACTTGCGGCCTGCCATTTGGACATATTAAGTATGGCTGCCGCTTTGTCCCTAACAGATTTAGCATTTTCCAATGTGGTTTCTTTTGAGGGTTTGATTTCCCACAATTCCCCGTGTTGTGTGCCACCAGCATCAACAAATGTTACAAAGAAATCAGGTATGTATATTGTGTTCTTTCCTGTAAATGGATTGCGATAGTTGATGTGTATGGCTTCGTTGGCCCATTGTAGGATGGCAGGATTGTTGTCACACATGGTCATTACACTATGTTCCCAGCTACTGCGGTAATGGGGAGTTTTTTTACCTACATATTTTTGTGGATTCTTCATCTGAAAGAACCCATTGGCATACTTGCTCATACTAGTATTGTTCGTTGAATTAACGGATTAGTCTTACTTGAATTTTTAATACCAATGATACTGGTTGGTATTCTATTGATGTTTAAGAACGCAGCCAGATATGCATTTAACTGTCCTTTGGGCAATTTCTTAAAGTCTGTTAATACCTGCATTGGATTTATTTGCTGTGCCAACGCTGTGTACAGTACTGCGGCGGCCAAGTTTTCAGCGGCGGCTTTGTTACTGGTATATTCTTCAAAGAAAGCAACAATAGCATCGTTGGCGGGTCCTGTACTTAAATCTACAGAAAAAAGATTATTGAAATATTTGTTTGCGTTGGCATTTGCAGCCACTGCTGATACATTAGGGCCTACTACGTTAGTTGCTGTTGTTGTTTGAATGTTTGCCATATTAGAAATCTCCCCATGTTATCGAAGATGCATCGTACGGGCCAATGCTATTAGCAAACTGCCAATCTCTGAATCCGCTGACCACCGATGTACTTATATTATTCCAGGCTAGTTCTAACGGCTTTGATACAAAATCACTAACTGCGCCCGACACAGTTTTACCAAGTTCATTTAAGTACGGTGTGGTAAATTCTTGTATCTTCTGTGATGCATAACTTACGCCAATACCGACTGCCATGTTAGTTGCTGTGGTCAGCAATGCTTTAGGATTAGTTAGACCTTGCGCCACTAATCCAACAATAGCACTACCATTTGGTCCAAGGCCTTGTGCAATGCTGCCAACCACTTTATTGCTTAATTGGCCGGTTAATGATCCGGCCAAGTTAGTTGCCCCAGCAGATAGTTGTTGAGATATGCTTGCACCAGTCGGCAGTCCGGATGGTAGGTTACCCAAACTTGGTATACTAAATCCGCCAACGTTTACTCCACTGTTAAAAGTAGAATAACTAGTACCACCCAATAAGTTAGTGCTACCCAGGCTAGTAATACCAGTTAGGGTGCTGTTAAACAACGGTGCGGAAATAGTTTTAAATAAATTTGCTGTTGCCAAATCTGTAATCTTATCCGTGGCATGTGCAAATCCTCCATTGTTGTTGTCAATCAAATCTGTGCCGTCTTCGGGACTAATAGGACTTGGTTGATTATCGTAGTGTAAATCAATATACCCACCAACTGTGTTGGACGTGGTGTAGCCTGTGTAATACTTTACAGTTTCAAACTGTACACTCATTGAGTGCTGTAGTAAACTTGTGTTCTCGCCATTGGCGTGTTCGCCATGATCAAATTTAGTAATTGTAGGATTAATTAATTCGTACTCTGAGAAATTCTTTTGGTATAAACTATAAATTCGAATAGCCTGTATGTATTGATAGGGTTGGCTACCATTGGCATTGTTATATCCTACTGTGGCCTTGGGACTGTATCCCCAATCAAAACTTGGACGATTTTGATATTTGTGAGGACTCGAGTAGGTTGAATCGGCATAGTCTGGATCACGATAATAAAAGTTATAATAATCAAACCAGAAGTTTCTTACATTGTCGGCCTGGTCGTCATGGAATACAATACTAATTGGATCGTATTTAATTTTGTTCTGTACAATGTTTACACGATTGTAGGCATTGTGAGTTTTTGTTTCTACTGAATATTTTGGTAACGTAACATTCTTAACAATCATTCCCAACTCTTGCGCTGTGGTATTACTAAGGCTGGTAATTAAGGGATTAAAATCAAACTCTACGTAAAATAAGAAGCCGTATTTTGGGCTTAGTCTATAATCAGCATCTGTGAAGATACGTGCGGCATGTTGGTAACTGCGTAGCGTTACTGCGCCACGGTCGCCGTTATTCATATTGGCCACAAAGCCGCCTGCAGGTCTAAGATACTTATTAATACTCATATTAATTATTTAGCCCATAAAAAAACCTGGGTTTTTTAGTCCCAGGTTTTTATTAGTCGCTGTATTTTAGCTTACTGTATTGCCGCCTGTTTGAGACTGTACAGTTTTACCAACGCCACCACCAATTAATTGGGTAGCATTATCAAACTTAATCTCACACATGATAATAACTGGATCACTGCTGTTATACGCCATGTCACCGTAGTCAACATTACTTAAGAAGCAACCTTCTAAGTCCCATTGCTCTAAGATGTTAGGTGTAGTTTGACCATTACCACCATCTAAAATATCAAATGTCATTGAGAACTTATAGTCAATGCCGCTCGGTGCGCTTGCTTGTTCCATGAAATCAAATTGCTTCTGGATTTGTTCACCGACTAACTTGCTTACCTGACCTGTTGCGTCATCGCGGAAGTTTATTGTAGTGGCTTGCCATTCTGGTTTGCCCTGCAAAAATACTTTGCTGTTGTAAACATCAATTGTAATTGGATTGAAGTTTACGCTTGGACGCTTGATATCCTGAACTTGTTTTGTTAGTTCGGTTGTTGTTTTGGTAACACCAAAGTTGATAAAGTTTGCACGAAAGCGATACTTTAACTTTGGCATTAATAAGCCCTGACTAGCATTACTCTGTTGAGTTGATAGTGGAACTGTAAATTTGTTTAACGATGCGACTGCCATATTGTTCTCCTGTTACTCTTATTTACCATTAAGTCGATGCGATTTGTAAGGCACCAATATCGCCAGGATTGTACAATGCAATTGGGATATAGATGAACTCTACATCACGCATTGGTTCAATCGCTACGTCAACATATAGTTGTTTATTAGCAATTGTAGCACTAGTATTATTACTTGTGTCACAGATAACCAAGAAGTCGTAAACACCTCTCTTAGCTAATATATCGTTTAATGCACCTTCAATTTGACGTGCAATACTTGTACGTGTAATTGTATCATTTGGCTCAAACAAGTAACCATGTGATATACTACGGAAGATTGTTCTTAGATAGTTTTCTAAACGAACAACGTTGATACTATCACGTGAGCTTGTAGTAGCTGAACGAGTCTGCTGACCCCAAACAACAATACCTGTGCCAGGCAATTGTGTTAAAGGATTAATCTTTAAAGGATACAATGCATCACGTAGACCCTGATTAATACCATTGTGTATAAACGAACCACTATTTGCATCAATGTAGCCAATGTTGTTCATGTTGCTTACCAGGCCGCGGTTAACACCAGCTGGTGCAAACCATGGATAGCTAACTTGGTCACTGTACAAGAATGTACGTAATGCGGCATGGCTAGCAGGAACCACTACGCTGTTGCCAGCTAAGTCGTTTGTTAAACCAGCTGGATAGTAAATTCCGGTATATGGATCACTTGCAGCTACACCAGGTAGACCTGTGCCGTCTGCGTTATTAACCCAATTGCTGATTGCAACTGCATTTGGTGTCAATGTCATTGGTGTGTCACCAATGATGAAACCTGTATTACTGCGGTTGTTGTTTAAGTTAATTAAGTTACTTGTAACTTCTGAATAACCTGGGCAAACTAACAAGTTGAAGTTGTAAATATCTTCAAGTACATCAGTATTACTATCAATTGCGCTTGCCATTGCAGCCACAACAATTGCTCGTTGTGCTGCTTTTCCAGCATTCATTGCACCATTTGCATTTAATCCACTTACTGTAACCCATGAGTCTTTGACTGCCGGTAGACTAGAGCTTGCACCAGGGACTGTTGGCAATGTTGATGACGGATATGAAGTTAAATTAAACTTGTCTGCTACAAATTGCTTAACGCTGTAACCACTGCGGCGTAGGTTAAACAACAATGTACCACGTGGATACAAGCGATAGTCGGGTGCATCTTGATCAATGTAATTGCTGATTAGCAAATCGGTGATTGTTGGTAAGTTACCAGTGATAACGTCGGTTGTACCATTGGTATCCCACCGTGCATCAGCAAATACAATACCGTTGCTTGATGTGTGGTCTGTATTATCAATTTGGATCCAAGCACTACCATTCCAACGTCTTAATGCTGGGAAGTTTACTAGATCAGAAACATCCAACCACAGATCGCCTGCTGCCAACGAATCTCCATTTGTTTGTGCAACTGGTGCTGTGCCTGCGCTAACAATAACTCCGTTTGCATCAGTATTACCTAAGTCATACCCGCGGACATCACTAGTAACGTTTTGGTAACCTTTCCACCCGTTGTTGTTGATCATAATATCAACTTCAGTTGGTGTGCTGTAATACCAGTAAGTACCTGTTGCAGGAGCGGTATAAGGCTCGCTAACTTGATACTTAACCATATCTGTAATATGATCCCAGTTGTTAATTGACACTTTACCCAATGCTGCATTAATATCTAAATTGCTACCAACACCGGCAATAAACTTAGCATCAACAGTTGGAGTTCCAACTGTATTACGTATTGTAATATCGCCACCAGCAGCATGAATAAAGCTGATGCTACCGTAAGGGCCGTCATCTGGATTAAATCTAGCTGATACATAAGGAATACCTGCGGCTAAAACTGCGGCAACAAATGACTGCGGAGTCTGCGACCCTGTACCAGAAATAATAACTGTTGTAGTTGTAGTAGCTAAAATTCCAGGTGTACTAGAAATAATTATAAATGCGTCATCTGGCGTAAACGGTGTGTTTGATGCCAATTGACCTCCGGTACCAACTGTTACTGTTGAGTTTGATTGTGCAATAAAGTTTATTCCATTTGCAGTTTGGTCTCTAGAACTGTATACCGCAACCACTTGTCCGTGGGTAATATTAATGCCGCCACCCGTTGTATCCAATGCATAAATTGCATCAGTTTCCGAATAATACAACGGGGCATTTTTTGTTACCCAAGAATCTGTAATTGCGTCGTACTCTTTAAATACTGCGTTAAATCCGCCACCAGTGTTGGTTGTTTTCCACCATACACTACCCGTTGGGCGCGGCTCGTCATCAGTGGCAAACCAGCCGCCTGTTGGAGTCTGAGCGTATGTGCCATAAAAGAAGTAAGGAGTATAGTAAGTACCTTCGTCGGCGCCAGCGGCTTCCAATGGCGAATGGGTACCGTCAACAATAATCATTTTACCATCAACAGTTACACCGTTACTTGTAGCATCACTAGTTGCATAAATTGTTAGATGTCCATCAACTGTAGAAGCTGCAATACCAGTAATGTTTGCACCGTTGATATAATCAGCAATGGTACTAATATCTAAGGTTCCTTCAGATGGTAATGTAACTTCATCGCCATTAATAGTTAGTGTACTATTGTTAGTAATGACTGCGCTAACTTCTGTGCCTGTAATTACAGGAATTGCATTCTGCCACTCTGTAGAACCAACTTCAACCCAAACGTTTGCACCCGGTCCACCTACATCTGCAGGTAATGCACGAGCATCAGTTTTGTAGTACAAACGAATTTGTTCTGGTGCTACACCCGCTGCAGTCACTAACACTAATGCAAATTCACCAGGGCTACCAATGGAGTTAATTGGTTTAAACACATCGTATGGATAGCTATTGTCGTTAATTACGTATGTGCTGTCAGTAATTAAAGTAGGCGAAATATGTGAGAACGAGCTTGTTGCGCTGTCTAACATATATAAACCAAATTCGGTGGCATCAATGTCTAACCAGTAAGTGCTGTCCTCTGGACTGCCAACTGGACGAATAGATGTCCCTGTTAGTTGTGCTAAGTCGATATCAGCACGAATTGCATACATCTGGTTTGATACACCTAGTGCGCTATAAGCTGCCAATAACCCATATTCGTTCAATTCGCTACCGTTCACTGGGGTACCAGTTGCACTCAATTGGAATTTTGGTGTTCCGAGTGCAGTAACTAATTCACGCTGACTTGTAAAAGACTGTAGCTTTCCTGCGTTAGCTTTGCTTGTACCGGTTGCGGCTGCATTATTATAGGTTTTGTCTTGGGCAGTTGCCAATACAACTAGTGGGACTGAGCCAACGTTGCTGTTAACATATTGGCTTTGATCATTTATGGAAATCTGAATTCCTGGAGAAACTAGTGCCATGGTTATTTTCCTTTATAATACATGTTATCAATATTTAGTTATAACGACAAAAAAATGGTGGCTATACTGCCCTTAATTAAGGTTTATGTGTTAAATACACTATGAACACAAGAAAACTTTGTCCTACTTGCAATCAGCGCCCCGTTGCAATCAATTGCATTAAAGAAGGGCGTACATACTATCGACAAGTCTGCGATGCATGCGCCAGAGCAGGAAAGAAACTTAAACCCAAACCACCGGCATGGGCACAAAGTGGTTACATAAAAAAACCACAATGCGAACGTTGTGGTTTTAAAGCCAAGTATCCTGCAGAACAGATTGGTGTGTTCTATGTTGATGGTAATTTAAAAAATAATAACTGGCTTAATTTAAAAACAGTTTGTTTAAACTGTCAACAGGAAATTTATAAATCAAGGTTACCATGGAAGCCGGCACCTATTGTGCCAGACTTTTAAGTTGCTTGTATAAGTTCTCAATGCTACCATTGTTATCTACAATAGCATCAAATTGAGTACCTGCCCAGGAGTATTCGCTGGCATGTATATTTTCTTTTTCTAGCCAGGTTTGGGCTTTCATATCACCTTTATTAGCTTGTTCAGCAATACTATACCAATGCGGCGTAATACCACGTTGGACCCAAACAACTGTGGCGCCTTGTTGTTTTAGTCCCGTAATTTCGTTAGGGAAACGACAATCACTGATAACAATGCTGTCTTTGGCTGTACGCAGTTTGTTTTCTAAACTAGCAATCCATATATCATCGTGGAAGTGCTGTCGTAGTACGTTTGTGCCCCAATGCTGTAAAACATATCGAGGAGTCAAGTGTGGGATATTCAGTCTTGTGGCCCACCATTCGTCAACTTGCTCACGCCATTGCCTACTAGTTTGAGTGCGGCCCTCAAGCAGGTCTCTATCCCAGCCAAATACATTGGCTACTGCATCTTTTAATGTAGATGCAAAACTCTCTCGTTTAAAGTTATGAAAGTTACAAAGATAGTCTGCGGCTGTATCTTTGCCGCTGCCAATCAAACCACAAATACCAATGATCATAAAAAAATGCCCCTTAGGGGCATTATAGCATTAACCTGTTATCCAGGTCAACGGTTGACTACCATCAACAAAGGTTTTTAAATCCTCTTCTAGCTTGAGCATTTCTTCTTTGGCTTCTGCTACCATTCCTGCGCCATTCAAACTTGCTCCGCCTTGTGGGCCAGCAATTTGACTAAACTTGCTATATGCTTGCCCCAACAGCATCTTAGAGAAGCTGTAAGCATATTCTTGTATCCATGGAAACGACTGTACATCATTTAGAATCATCTGGTCGGGCTTGGAGTTGAACAGCCACAATATAATAGATTCTTGTTGAGCCAGATTTGGGTTTACGCCCTGGAATGGCATTTTACGCATTATTGTTAGTTTTTTGGTAGTAGGATTAAACGTAAAATTCATGTAACCACCAAACATTTTCATTGTTAGCTTTTGATAATCAACAAACAACTCATAGTTTGTTAACCCGCCTACACGGCCTGCAACCAACATGTAAGTGTTTAAGTATCCACTTGCAAAAGGTTCAAATTGGCTTGCTGATGTACCTGTTACACTACCAATGCCACGTCGGAAAATTTGGCGCACACTTTGCACTTCTTTAGGGAGAATGTACTCTTGTGTTTCTGGTAGTAACACCATACTTGCATAGCTTTCTTCCACAGCGTTTTGAGCACGTTGACGGTACTTAACTAGGGCCTGTTTAATAGCCATTTCATAGTGTTCCTTCTCTAGCTCAACATCCACAATACCGTCACCCAACCGCATACGCACATAGTCTGTGATCTCGGCTCTTTGTGCATTTGCTGTTTCTAGCACACTTCCATCAAAGGCAATATGACTTGCAGATTGAGTACCTAACTCAGGGTCAAACAGATTTCCTGTTTGAATGTGGTTTTGTGCATCAAAGCCTGTTTCGGCTGTGGGCGTATTTGGATATGGAGTAGACATTATAGGTTCCTATGTACAGTATTTATAACTGCACATAAGAACGTTATGCCGTTTTAAGTAACACAATATCTGCGTTAATGCGGCCGGTCAGGCGTGTCTCTGTGGATTTGATATCCTCAATAAATTTGCGTAATGCAATCTTACCTGCTTTAGCAAATTCTTTGAGTTTTTCCTCAGGCTTACGTAGTGTTTTACACACCGACTTAGCTTCATCAAACCCAATGATTGTTGTACCCTTAACATTTAAGGGACCTTTGAGAGCATCTGCAACATACTTGCCTAACTTACGTGACTTGGTGTTGTAGATCCACAGCTCTTGTGCATTAATGATGTCAGCAGGGTTAATGCTAATGATCTTTAATGTTTTATCTTCTTTGGCATACTTGAGCTTGGCTACTACTTTTTCCTTACTCACTGCACGTGGGGCACGGATTTTCTTAGTGGCCTTTTTAACGCCTCTATACTGCTCAATATCGGATAGAATCTTATCCATAAACGTAAAAAGACGCTTGAAATCTGCGGCTTTGTAGTGCTTGTATCCTTCCACTACCTGTGCATCCACTTTCTCAAATGCTTGCTTTAATTCATCAAACCTACGTTGGTAGACTGCTTCATATTTGCTAAGTTGACTTTGTGGTACATTGTTTGCTACCAAAAAGTCGTAGACTTTAAAAGTGTACTTTGGGTCAGCAACTATTTGATCGTAGTGCCCTTCTAACTCGCCAATTGTCTCGCTGGTCTTTTCGTTTAAGCGATCTTGGATAGTAGGCACGTAGGCTTTAACCTTTTCTGTGGCTATTTCCTCAACAGCCTCGGGCTCTGCGTCACCAATTGCGGTGGCAATTGAATCCTTTAAGAACTGTACATGGCGTCCTCGGAACGGCATACCTTGACGATGTGCCATAACCAAACTGCAGGCTGTCATACTCATTGAGCGGTCGGGGCTACGGATAAATGCCGTAATGTCGGACTTGGTAAAGTCCTTTTCTTGTTTTTGCATCCACTCTACCACATACTTTTTACAATCTTTTTGACTGTAATAATAATTGTAATAGTAAAAGCTCTTGCGGAGCATGTTGTCAAACTTGGCATCGTCCCAGGACGTGGCCAGCTCTGTGTTCCACTCGGGCTCGGAGCCTGTGTACTTCTCATCTGCAAATCCAACATTGCGTGTTTTTGCAACTTTGGTCTTAATTTTAATTCCTGCTACTGTAGCCATTACATTCTCTCCTTTTTCACTCTGCCAATGCGGCTTGCTTTATTCCAATCATAGGCAACGCCATCTGGGCACTTGCCGTCCTTAACTGAGTCCACTCCAAACATGCCAACAATCTCAAATTCACTGCCTTTAATTGTAACAAACACATTTAGTGTTTTGGCATAGGCCATTGCTAAATTTAAAGTACTAAAATTTGTCTCGTTGTTGTTTGCTATTACTTTGAACATAGATGTATTATAGCACACTACCCATTTAGGGTCAAGTCAGTACAAAAGTGCGGCAAACATAGCCCATTGTTCAAAATTAGTTATATTTTCTTGTAGCTTCTGCTCTAATTCTGTATACTTATGTGTTACTTTTTGGTAACGTCGGCATTCTACCAATTCTTTGCTCATTTCTGTGTGTACGGACTTGCAGGTTGTGTACATCTTAAACAGTTGGCTACGGGCCCGCATGTCTTTGGTAGTTCGTACCAAAAGTAACAGTTCTTCTAGCTTAGATTCGTAGTCCATGCTGTATTGTACTATAAAAATCATTATGGGTCAAGTCCATAAATACTACAATATTAGGGACAATTATGGCACGGTTAAGCCTTTGGAAAGACGGTAAACACAGCAACGATTACAAGTTTATGGATAGACGCATATCCGAAATGTTTACCATTGGCGGTACAGGCATATTGGTTAACAAGTATCTTGGGCCAATTGCACAAGGTACACAGGTTGCTACTAGTGCCGCACAAACTTCAACTACTGCTCCATTAATTTTTAGTAACACAAATGGTATCAATTTAAATGATTTTGTGTTTGGGGATAACGTTCCTGCTAACACTACTGT